AAGACTTGTGTCTGTGTAATCAGCAGGGTCAAGAAGCACACCGTTAAGATAAACATCTACATAAGCACCGTCTGAATATGATAGTGCATTGCCACTGTCATCAGTATTAAACGTGGTTTGCCCACCCGTAGCAGTGTAGATAAACCTACTACGAACCCCGAAACCATTATTTTCTCTACCGATATATGCCATTAATTGTTTTCCTGTTGTCCGACCCGACTTCCAGACGGGTTATACTCTGTAAGTTATTGTAATATAAAATTGAGAAAGAGTTGAACTTAAATCTGCGTGGCGAATTTCATTAAACTGATTGTTTGCTGTCAATTGATACAGTTTCATCTGTGATGTTCCGCTAGTAATGTAAGCTACAACTTGGTCGCCACCTGCATTTGCATATTGATGCAAAACAGAACCTACAGAACCGTGTCCACCAGATGTAAAAGGCAACCCGTTTATTCCTACACCATTAGTGCTGGTTCTATCAGAAAAACTACCCAATTGAGTGTAAACTGTTACTAAATTACCAATTTTTGTATAGGTTGCCCAACCTGCACTCAGTGTGCCAGTTGCAGCAGAAGGCGTCCAAGTCCCCTCTTCATAATCATCCAGCGCATTAGCCGCCGCAGTGTCGCCGTTAAAGGTAAGACCGCCGCCTGAAAGAATACGCATACGTTCTGAACCGTTGGTTGTAATCAAAAGCGGGTATGTTGACCTGCTTTCAATATAACTTGCGCCATCGGCATTGTAGATATACATTCCATCGCTTCCGTCGTAACGGGTGAAGCGTATCCCACCTGACCTGTCTGATTGAGAAGCAGAATTACCCTTTAATTCAAGCGTGGTTATTCCTGTGCCAAGTGATGATATGCTGCTCGTGCCGATACCGACATTCTCACTACTATCAATAGTCATAGCCGTAGCGTCAGCCGCACTGCTGTTAATGCGGTTAATGCTATCGGCTATGTCTCTTGGTCTAGTCATTAAAGTGTCTCTTGATTATCTACAAATGTTTCGTAGGCTGATTTTATATCGTCTGTCCACACGGCGTTACATACCGCCTGTACTGATGCGTCTTCACCTGAAATGTCTGTGTCACCCCAAGTGCCATCAGTCTTTGTGCGGCAATGCAAAACGTGTCTGTGATAGGTGCGGCTGATTTCTACACCATCATCTTTCACGATTGTTGCCTTACGAACCTGGACGTTCTTGTGTTCGCCCCTTACTTCGCAGTCATATTGAAATTCTTTTGTTAAACTCATTTTAGTCTCCTGTGTTATCGTGGCGGGATTGCCACCTGTCCGACCCGACTTCCAGACGGGTTATGAAATATAAGTAAATGAAAAATAAAATGCTGAACCTGATAAAAGTAAATCAGAATGTTTGATAAAGTCATACGAGCTACCAGTTGAAGCACTATCATAAAACCTTACGCTAGTAGAGTCTAAAGCATAGGCTGTATCAGGTCTGCTATTCAATCCAACTCCAAGCTGACCGCTTGGATATCCTCTATCTGTTTGACCTATATTAAAAGGCATACCTTGAAGTACAATAGCATTTGACGAAGTTCTATTTGAAAAAGTACTTAGGATACCTGTTACATGAACTAACCTACCTATTTTTGTATAGTTTGCGGTTGTACTACCAACTGTTCCTATAGTAACAGTAGGCGTCCAAGTCCCCTCTTCATAATCATCCAGCGCATTAGCATCAGCAGTGTCGCCGTTAAATGTTAAGCCACCGCCTGATAGGATACGCATACGCTCTGTATCGTTTGTATGGAATCTAATTGGCTGTGCATCTGCGGTTGCAATAAAACAATCGCTTGCTGTTTTACCTAAGAAAAAAGAAGTATTACCACTGGTTTCTATTAAATTAACAATAGGTGCTGTTGCATCAAAAACATTTATACCATTGGCACTTGATGTTAAATTGCCGTTGTCAAAAGTAGTCCCCCCGACAAGCAAATTGCCCGAACTGTCGATACGCATCTGCTCAGTTTCATTGTTGCCAAAAATCAAACCTCTTACGTTCGAATTTTGGTAAATTTGCATGCCAGTGGCATTTAAGGCAATCGCTCCACTATAACCGTTGCCCTCAATAGTAATTTGACCATCCGCATTGTTTGACATAGCGATGTCAGTTTGGTCTTTAACGTGTAATTTGCCGTTTGGTGAACTCGTGCCAATGCCAACCGCATTTTCTGACGCATCAACAAACAGTGTATTTGTGTCAACAGTCAAATCATTAGTTATTGTTGCACTAAAAGCAGACAAAGACTGTGCCGCAGGATGACTTGCAGAAAGCTGTATCGGTCCACGATTTACGACATAGATATTGTTTGTGCCTGTTACAGGTGCGGCTGTGAATGTAAGAGTTGTGCCGTCTACTGTGTATGCTGTTGTTGGCTCTTGACGTATATTTTCCACAAAGACATCAACAGTGTTTGTCGTTGCGGCTTCAGACAAAGTAAATGCCGTAGTAGAACCATTGCCACTAAAGGTATCTTTTGATACCGATGTGGTGAAGTTTCCGTCAGCGTTTTGTCCTATATATGCCATTTATTATTTCTCCTGCCCGACTTCCAGACGGGTTAATCAGTCCAATATGTCACAGTAAACATTATGTAAACTGGATTTCCTGTAGTAAAGTTCATTGAGCTTACAGTTCCTTCAGAATAAAAAGCCATGTCATTAGTGCCTCCTAAAGTAATGCCGCCTTCTACATTAGATGCAAAAGCTGTAGTGTGAGTAAGGTTCACAACACTATATTGTCCATAAGTAGTAGTGGTAGCATTAAAAGGAAGACCTGAAATTCTTGCTTGCCCAGTGCCAGCACTAGTCATATTTATGCCGCCTGAATAGAAATTAGCTGTGACAAGCCTACCAACTTTTGTGTAATATCCAGTCGTATTAGTTATAGTATATGTTGGGTCGGGGCTACCTGTAGTAAAAAGTGTTACGGTAAAAGTCCCCTCCTCATAATCATCAAGGGCATTAGCCGTCGCAGTATCGCCGTTAAAGGTTATGCCGCCGCCTGAAAGGATACGGAGGCGTTCTGAACCGTCTACCCTGAAAGCCATGCTGGTGTTTGAACCTACATTGCCTTCATCAGCATAAAGCCATAAATCACCAGTATTATTGGAAGCAATCTGAGCGTATGGTGTAAATCCAGAACGCTGCAACTTAATAACAGGAGAACTTGTTGATAAGTGCAAGGAGGTATCAGGCGAACTCGTGCCGATGCCGACATTGCCTGAACTGTCGATACGCATACGTTCACCAGCAGAACTATTAAAAACAAGAGGGTCTAAACCAGCCGCACCATCCATTGTAGAATATATCTGCCATTGCACTGTGCCAGCACTATCCAACCAAGACACATTAGGACTTCCTGATGCGTCTTGAATGTTTAGTGATGTATTGCCAGATGCCGCCTTGAGCGTAAAACCAGTTGCATCTATAGCATCTGATGTAATTTTACTAATCGCCATTAGGTAATCTCCAGTATAGACAACGCAACATCACCAGAAGATGCTGTGTTTGTTGTTACCTTTAATACGTCTGATGCCTCCATGACAACCTTTTGGTCGCCACCCACAACAACTAATGTACTACCTACAGGAATAGGAGCAGCTTTAATTAAATAAATATTATCGCCATCATTATTTTCTAATTGTACATCAGCAGTAATTTGTGAAGCAACAATGTTTGCAATAGACAAACCTATAATAGTTGTTTCAGTTGAACTAGGACAAGTATAAATAGTAGCTGGACTTGTTCCAACAGCTGTATCTGTTTTTATTTTAAATGAATTAGCCATAGCTTATTATACTCCAAAAGTTATCCTAATGCAATGGCAAATGCCACAGCCGCAGCGTTTGCATTAGATATAGATGTAGCCATTGTAGCTGATAGTGAAGGAACTAAAGCAGATACTGTAGCTATTTGTGTGTTACTATTATTAATACTTGTAGCCATTGTAGCTGACAAAGCTGGAACTAAGGCAGATACTGCAGCTATTCTAGTTTCAAGTGTAGCTGATGTTGTTGCACTAGCTGCTGCAAGAGCAATAGTATTAACAGACGCTATAGCATCTAAATTAGTTTTTGTCAATACTGATACTGCAGCAATAGCTGTATTAGAATTATTAATACTAGTTGCCATAGTAGCAGATAGTGCAGGTACTAATGCGGATACTGCAGCTATTCTAGTTTCTAACGACGCAGATGTACCAGCACTTGCGGCAGCTACTGCTATAGTATTTACTGATGCAATAGCATCTAGGTTAGTTTTAGTTAATACCGATACAGCATCTATTCTTGTATTTAAAGTTGCTGATGTAGATGCAAAGGTAGAAGATACTGCAGCTATTCTTGATTCTAGTGTTGCAGATACAGTAGCAATACTAGTAGCCATAGTAGAACTAACTGTAGCAATACGTGATTCTAAGGTAGCTGATAAAGCTGTAATAAGACTTGTATTAGCAGCAATAGATGTTTGAGCTACTGTTATAGCTGAAGTGTTAGCAGCAATAGCAGAAGCATTAGTAGCCGTTACTAAAGCTTTTACAGCAGATACTTCTGCACTTACAGCAGCTATACGTGTTTCAAGAGCAGCAGATACAGTAGCAATACTAGTAGCCATAGTAGAGCTAACCGCAGCTATACGTGTTTCTAAAGTAGCTGATGTGCCAGCACTTGCAGCTGCTAATGCAATTGTATTAACAGATGATATAGCATCTAAGTTAGTTTTAGTAAGAACAGATACAGCATCAATGCGTGTATTAAGTGTCGCAGATGTTGAAGCAAAAGTAGAGGATACTCCTGCAATACGTGTTTCTAATGTAGCAGAAAGTGCAGCAACTGTAGAAGATGTAGCAGCAGGTTCACCACCAACCAGTATATTTGTCGCATCTACTGTTGTTGCACTTATTGTGCCAGCACTAACAGTTGTAGCAAATAAATTACCAGTTCTAAGACTACTTACACTTACATCTTGAAATACAAGTGTACCAGCATTTAAAGAATCAGTTGTAATACTAGTAGCTGTAAGCCTAGTAGTTGATACTTCAACAGCATTTAATACAGATACATCAATACCGTCTATAGCAAACCCTGCCGCAGAAACAGTACCTGTTACAGTTAAATCACCATTGATTTTTGTTTTATTTTGAGAAAGAGAAAGAGCAGTGTTAACTCCATTTCCATCTTGAATGTTTCTTAATGTTCCATCAATACCTGCATTATCAACACTTGTATTTATCTTTAACAAGTCTTTATAAGTATTTGCAATTTTTTTACCTGTAAATGTACTCATTATACTGTATTCCAAAACTTATCAAGAATGTCCCATTGATAAATAGTTGTGTGAATTTGGTCTGCATCTTCCCAATTTACATTACGGTCAAAATTAGGTTCTGGTCTTGCATTCATTACATACTGACTATTATCACGTAAGTCAGGAGATTTATTTTGTGGATGTATTACTCTATCGTATGACCCATCCCAATCATTAGGACAAACCCAAAGTCCAAAACTATTTTTGCGTAATCTACTTCTTGGAAAAGAAAATCCACAAATATCACATTCTGCTTTTGTATATTTACCACGAGCCATCTAAATACTTGGTAGCCACGCAGATACTGGAACAGCCGAAACTAAAGCAGGTCTTTGTGGTCTAGCATCCTTTATATTTTCATCATCTTTAACAGAAGCTATTCTATTTTGAGGATGATTGCTTAAATCATATTTACCTTCGTAATCTGCAGGACAAACCATCATACCATAGCTATTCTTTTTTAACTCACGTAATTCATAACGAAAGCCGCAAATATCACAAATGCCTAATGTTTTTCTTGCCATTATACATAGTTCAGACGAGGTGTAATATGCATACTTGCACGTTCTTTATCTTCTTCTTGCGCCCTCATTAGCCTTTCTTCATATTCTTGTTTTAACATTTGAATACGTCCTGCTTCTACTCCGGGTCGTTTCATAGACATAAAGTAAGCTGTACCAGCAGTAAGACAAGGTAGGAATCTACGAGATACATCTGCATTTTGGTTTGACCTTGTTACATCTTGTATATATTTTACAGTTTCAAACTTAACAACATCTGTACTATTTTCAGGGACAGGCCATAAGAATACAACAGATTTATCACGTTCTCTTCTAACAGCAAACTGTGTTGGTCTGCCTGTCTGTCCTTTACGAGGAACTTTTAAATACTCCTCCATACTAATACGTTCAAGCTGTAAGTCAATATTACTTCTATTTACTACAGCTTCAAGTACATCAATGTTTTCTGAACCAAGGTCATAGCTAGTTGTGCTTGTTGTTACAGTTACAGCAGTAGTGCCAATTGTCCAGAGTTGAATACCACGATTTTGCCAATCTTGTAAAAGCAAATTAATAGACCTACGAGCAGAACGAGGCTCTTCACCAAGTGTAGCTTCGCCCCCTATCATTTCCATAGCTTCTTGGATTACCTCATCAATGTCCATTGAAAAACTATATGTACCTGATGTTGCCATTTATGGTCTCCTTGCTTTCTTTTTATTCCTCTTCTTTTTCTTTTTAGAAGGAGGACGTTTTATTTGTTGTGATATAGAGCTTCTTGATACAACCATAATTATCCTAGTTTAAAATATACTAATACTGTTAATATAACAACACCTATAATAGCAGCAACTATACCAGCTGTTTGAAAGTTGTCTATCGTTTCTTGACGTTTCTGTCTTGCTATTCTAGCTCTTTCTTTTTCAGCTTCTTTTTCTTCTTGAATACGTTTGGCTCGTTCATTAATAATTTCTTGCCATGTTCCGTGTCCAAACCTGTGGTCAACTAATTGACGCATCTCATCCATTTGTTCTTTAGCAAGCTTTGCATCAATAACAGTAGATGCTGCATCTTTTGTTTGTCCTATAATAGATTTATTGCCAAACCTATCTTTCTGAATTTGTTTCTCACCTAGAAACATTCCATCAATAGCCCCAGCAATATCTCTTATATCATTTGCAGTTTGTATGTTAGATTTAATAAAGTCAACAGACTTCTGTACTAATGCAATACCTGCAAGTCCTGTACTGATGGGGTCCACGTAATCATCCTCTCTTTCTCTTTGATTACCATTTAACTTTATGACTCCAATATTTTGCACTTAGTTTTGTTGTGGGTTTACCTTGTGCATTATGTCGTGCATAGTAAGACCGCTTACGTGCTTTATCTTTAGCAGTCTTTGGATTTTTGCCAGCACCTCTAACACCTTGCTGACCAAAACGAATAGTCTTTACCTTATCACCTTCTTTAGCCACAACAACGTGAGACTTAGTTTTGTGATTTGGAGTGCGTTTTGGTTTGTTATAACCAGACACTCCTGCTTTTGCTAATCTTGGGTCTTTCTTCTTTGCCATTAATATAACCTATTATGTCCTGAAATTTTACCGCCTGTTTTTGCCTTACGATATTTAGCTGTTTTCTTTGCTATAGCTTTAGGCTGCTTAACAAATTGCTTTCCTGCCTTTGTTCCTTTTCTTTTAGCTCTCGAAGTCGCCGCATATTCCTGTGGGGTGAGTGCCTTAATAGCCGCCTCTGGTAAGTATCTTTCGCCCGTCTTGCTTGACTTCTTACCACTCTTTGTTCTCCACTTTTGTTTTGTCCAGTTGGTAAGAGATTGTTGTGACTTTGATTTTGCCATATATCATTCTACTATTTGTAGCCTCCACCTGCATCTTTATAAGCTTTAGCAAGCATCTGTGCTTTACGAGCAGACCACTGACCGGGTTTACCGCCTTTACTACCAGCTTTAATACGATTAAACTGACGTTTTCTCATTTCTGGTTTTGTATAGTTACCTGCTTCATTAACACGGCTTTTAGGTTTACCGCCTTTTTTTAGTTTTATACTAGATAACATCTTAGCTTGTTTAGCATGTGTTGAACTAGCTTTTTTTAAACCTTTAGTTACTTTTTTAATTTTCTTCTTATCTTCATCTGAATAAACAATTTGACCACCTTTAGCTAAAGAAACACCCCTACCCATAAGAATATCTTTTTGAGTAACTTTACCATCACCAGTTAAATCAGGAAATTTTTTTGCCATTATATTGACCTCGCTGCTCCTTTGCCTTTACCTGTAGGACGACCATTAATTAAACCACCAGTACTTTTCTTTACGGTTTCTTTATTATTAAAAGTATAAGAACCATCTGGTTGTTTTTTTCCACCTAGTTTTTCCATAACATTTTGAACACCTTTTTCTTTAAAAAGTTTTGTGGTATCCATAGCATCTTGGTCTACAGTTTTCTTTTTCTTTTCCATTATGTTTTCATTACCTTTCCACCACCACGGAGAGCCACACCCATTCCACGAAGTTTACCTCCCTTTTTAAATCTTGGTGCTTTAGGTGGAGTAACTTTATCAACCCCTCCTACAGGAGATACTGAAACAGCTTTACCTCTTCTTTTGGTTTGTTCTGATTTTATAGTAGCAGAAACTGCTCTTGTTTCTTCTTTAGATTCATAATCTTTAATAAACTTTTTTTCTTGTTTAGTTAAAGACTCACCTTTTCTTTCTTTAGCTATTAATTTTGTATATTTTTTTGCTCTGTCTCTTTGGTTTTGAGTAGCATTAGCTGCTATTCCTTGTTCAGCCTCAACAGATTTTTTACCTTTAGTTACTTTCTCATTAGGTTTAGGACTAAATCTATTTTTAGTTCCTGTATCAGGGTCAACACGAGTTCCTACATTTGCTTGTGTAGGTGTTCTATCTTTAGGTTTATTAGAAAAAAGAGGTTGAGTTGGTTTTCTTTTTTTCTTAACAACTCTTTTTCCTATTTCTTTTGCTAGTTTTGAAGCTACCATTATCTTATTACCTTTCCACCACCTCGAAGAGCTTTACCCATACCACGACCTAAAGTACCGCCCTTCTTTTTGGTTGTAAACATTTCTACTAAATCTTGAATATCTGATTCTGACTGAGGTGAATCTTTACCTCTAAGAAAAGCAGCAGCCTGACTACGCTCATATTCATACAATGGGTCACGCTGTGAACCACGTTGAGAACGTCTTGGACCTACATCTTCTACGCCACCAGATTCTGCCTCTCTAGCCATACGTCTTTCAAAAGCTTCTGTAGTTTCTCTACCTTCTGTAAGTTTACGAGCTTGTCTTCTTTTTTTCCTATCAGTTTGTGATTGACGAAGCTCACGTAGTGGACGAGATGTTTGACCTTTTAATTCTTTTTCAACTTCTTTTCTATAAAATGCTTGCATTGAACGAGGAAGTTCACTAATCTCTCCACCACGTTTGAGAAAGTCTTCAATAGATTCAGTTTTTTTAATTTTACTAGTAGCCTTTTGAAATTTTTCATATGCTGCCCTCGCTTTATCTTCTGCTCTCATTTTTTTACGACGACGAACTCCTGTAGCCCCTGCGCCTTTACTTTCTATTTTTTTATCTTTTGCTTTTTTTTCTGCATCTGTTTTCTTTTTTGCACGTAGTTGAGCTTTTGCAAAACGCTCTTTAGCTTTTTCAGACTTAACTGCAGAGTCAACAGCTTTTTTACCAAATTGTTTATTAGCAGCTGCTTTACCAATGTTTGCTATTGCTTTTATTATTTCTGTTTTACCAGCCATTACAATCCTCCTTCAATTGTGTTATCACCACCACCTGTTGAAGCAGGAGTTTGCATATCATCACGGCGTGTTCTTCTTGATTGGTTACGTAGTAAACCTACTGCATTTTGATATTGTTGTTCATATACTTGTTTAGCTGTATAGTTTTTCATAAATCCCAAAGCTTCTGACATACAAGCCGCATACAAAGCATCATAACAAAACTCACTAAAGTAATTACTATCTGTTGCACTAGTTAAAGTTACAGGTCTAGTAATGTAGACAAGCTCTCCGCTGTAAGTAGCACTAGCTGTAGGGGCAAAACGAACTTGTGTATTTGTTCTTTTTGAATAGTATTTTGGAGTTCCAGTGCTTGCTGATACAGGCCAGTAATCATTTATAAATTCATCCGTTCTTTGTAATAAATTAATTTTAGTTCCGCTTTCAGTAATATTAATATTTTTAACTAGTCTTGTTCCTGTCGGTAATGTATAATCATTTGTTCCAGCTGAAAGTGTAATAGATGTTATAGTTACAAGACCATAATCATCAAGAGATTTTGTTAGTCTTTCTTCTGCACGATTAACAAGTTTAGGAATATGATTGACAAACTCTGTGCCATCATTTTCAGTAGTTTCAATAATATCATTTACAAGGAATGTATAATTAGCCATAGTAAAGAGTCACAGTTGCTGCACTAACTGGTAAAGCTACAGAAACAGTTCCTGTCATTCTAATACCATTATCACTATAATATTGGTCTGTGCTATCATTTGCTGTAGTATTAGTAAATTTAATAATGTTTCCTGTTACAGTTCCAAAAGGGTCTGTAGATGTTCCAGCAATTATAAAATCACCAACACCAGTAGCATGAATAGCACGTATCCGTGTATCCTTTACAGCTTTTCCGCTTGCTGCATCAACTGCATCTCCTGATGTAGATACAAAAGATACTCTAAGATTTGTTGTCATATTAATACTCCTAGTTATAATCAGATACACCTATTATACACAAAAAAGGGGAAAGATACAACGACCTTTCCCCATAAAACTTTAATTAAGTTTTTGTGTTACACTAGTTCTTAGGAAGAACCAGCATTACCAAAGTAACCTCTCCAATCAGAGAAGCCAAAGCTATAACGCTCACGAGCTTTAAAGCGAAGGTTTCCTGTATCGAAATCTGGTTCCATTTTGGTTTGCAATGGTGAACGTACAAACATTTTTGCGCCATTCGGAACATCAGTTTTGATGAAGAATGCGTTTGTATCTGTAAAGCGACGGTTCACAAAGAAACCACCGGGAATAAGTCCTTGGTTTCTGATAGAGTTAATATCGTTTACATTTGTTGCACCATTAGCTGCAGTTGTTGGGTTAACCCCAATAGTTGTTGACATTGTGCTGTTTAGAACTTGGTCAGCAACAAACGCCAAGTCAGATGGAATGTGGAGGCTTTCGGCTTGTGCGCCAATTAAGATACCACGGTCATCTTTGATTTTGGAAATGCTGATAAGAGCAGTTTCCAGCGAAGCTTCCGACAGGTCAGCAGCAGTAAGCAAGTTACTTTGGTTGCCATCCCCAATAGTCGGGTGTGCGTTGGAGAAGAACGGTTGTCCATCACCACCAGCAAAGCTTGAGTTAAAACCGTTGTTAAATACGTCAGCAGCTTTAACTTGTTTTGTGTTAGCCATTGCACGAGCCAAACCTTTGGCACGTAACTTGGCGAATGTGTCATAAAGATTATCTTCCATAGCTTCTTCTGTGACAGCAAATCCAAGAGCAATAGTCTCGTGTGTGTAACGAGATGTAAAGCTTTCAGAAGCGTCGTCGTAAGAAACAGCAGCACCTTCACCTTTTACAGGTGCAGTACCGAAGCCAGTGAAAAGAACCTCTTCCTCGAAAGCACGGTCACTGTTCTCAGTTTCAAACAGTGGAGCGTGTTCATCAGAGACTTCCCCATACTCAAGACCGAATACGGCATTAAGACCGGGGAGAAGCTCTTTAGCAATAGATGCTCTATTTATAGCCATTGTTATTTATCTCCCCTAGTTAGTTGTTGTTACTGGAGCAGTCACAAAGACGTTACGGAAGTTGTCTTCATGCAGATTCAGTAGTACTTCAATTTTAGTTTTAGCGTCACCAGTTACATTACCGGGTTCATCAACAACACGAATGACCTTGAGGTCTAGTCCTGTTGTAGCAACTGTTGAACCATCAGCACCTGCGCCGGAACGACCTGTAAAGGTAGAACCAGAGGTAACTGCGTTGAACGACATAGTTGCGCCGACAGCCGCAGCAGTGACTGATGAGTCGCATTGAATTTCGTAGACTTGAGCAGGATTATCTACTACAAGACCTACAGCGTTAGTGGCTGATGTGCCACCGGGCCAATATGATTTAAACTTCTGTTCCCCGTCTTCTACATACCGACAGCCTTGGAAAACACCAACAGGCGATAGTCCCACTGAAATAACAGCAGTAATATGCCCAGCGGATACACGGACAGGTTGTCCAGTGAATATTGTGTTAGCATCACCAGATTTAATTGGGTACTCATTAGTACCATTTGAATTTGGTGCGCCACCACGAATACGGGTAGGAGTTAAACCATTAGGTGCATAAGTTGCAGTCATCTTATTTTTCTCCTAATCTGTGTAACCAAGGCTAAATATTTTAATCGAACTGTGGAGAACGACCCTTAGTTACATTGGTTTTACTTGAGTTTGAAATAGGCATACGGCGGTCACTAGCATTTTCAAGTTGTGAATTTACAGCATGTACCATTTCCGCAGATGCGTTTTCAAAATGTTTTTGTCGAGCCATAGCTTTACCTTTCGGCATTTTGACAAGGGCTAAATCTCCTCGACAAATTGTACCTTTGTAACGACCATCATCCTTCACCATTGAAGTATGTGCCATTTCAGGTACTTCATCCAGATTAACAAACTCCCAGCCTTCAGCTAGTCGTTTACCCACATTTGTATAATCATCATTTCCTTTTAGGGTTATACGTATCCAACGAAGTGTCATTCCATCATTTGTAAATCTATTAACTACAGATTCAGGAATATCTAAAAGATTTGGTTCACGATATTCGTATGTTTCTTGTTCTCTGGTTTCCAGTTCACGACTCTGGGTTTCTCGTGTTTTTTTACTTGTCATTGGGTTTCCTCCACGCTATCGGTTAATTGTAGTATACTCGCCATCAGAGTTTTCAACTTTGAGTTTCTCGGCTGCATACTGTTCAAGTGATATACCCCACTTATTAGCAAGACGTACATCCTCTTGTGTGAGTTTTACTTTCTTGCTTGATGAGGTTGACGGAGTGCGTGAAGCTCCAGCGACCACTTGAGCAGGTTGTGACGTTTCCTGCGGTACGGGGTTGGCAGCATTGCCACCAAATTTATGTGGAAATGTATTAGCAATACGCTTATCTACTTCCAGATAAAATTCATCTTCAGAAGGGTCATATCCCTCTTCTTTTAGCTGCGCATCAATTGCAAGAGCAGCAGCTGTCATAACTTGGTCTGTATTAAACCATTCGTTTTTATGCGCCCACATAATAGCTTTTTCATCATATCCTTGATAAGTGGAGGCTTGTTGAATAGCTTCAGGTTGTGGTTGTTCTTGTTGTACTGTGTAAGAATCTAGTTCTTTTTTATAGTCAGCAAAACGAGTAGTATCTTGTTGTGCAGAATTTAAAGCTTCTTGCGCTCGTAGAATTAAATCAGAGTCTCCACTGTCTACAGCACGTTTATAAGCATCTCTAGCTAATTCAAGTCTTTCTTTAACTTGGCTTTCAGAAGATGTTGCATTTTCTAATAATGCTTTTTTATATTCATCTTCTTGAGATTGCAGCTTTACCTGCATTTCTTTATTAGCGGCAACTAGTTTTTCTATTTCTTCTTCTCGTTCTTTTTTTTGTTTTACGAGTTGCCTAATTCTTTTTTGTGCGCCGGAAGTTTCTATACCATCAAGTTCTTTTGGTTCTTCTGGTTTAGTAGATTCCTCAACAGCGGCTTGAGGTTGTTCTTCTTGTGGAGGAGCTTCTTCTTTTTCTTCTGGAGCAGCAGCTTCTATTTGTTGCTCTGGCTCTTCTCCTTCTATTTCATATTCTATTTTTTCTTGTTCAGCCTTTGTAGGCTCAATTGTAGACCATTCAGTCTGTGACATGTTTTTACTCCTTTTAACGTCCACAGCGAAAAAGACGAATTACGCTGTTCCTATATATTATATATTATGTATTATTATTTCGCAATAGTGCTTAGTTAGATAAATTGTAGGTGGGGTCTAAATCTTTTGAATCTTCAACTACCATTTTAACATCGTCATCGAAAATAAGCAATAGCTGAATACCTTTATAAAAGAACTTAGTTCCGCTATGCTTTCCATAACATATGTAGTCACCTTCCTTACACCACGGGCGACCTTTAAATTTATCATCAGCATAAGCAAGATTACCCACTCGTAAGACCCTGCCCACTGTAGTAAGGTAAGCCATATCCGATTTGATAGAGTCTGGTAGAATAATTCCACCTTTAGTCTCAGATTTAACAGATACAGGGCGAACCAAAACATTGTAACCCGGTATTTCCGGTAAAACTTCTGGGTCAGGAACTTCAGCATCTGTAATCCATTCATCATTTTTTATTGCATTAGAAATTGCTTGCATATTAATCCTCTTCAATATATCTATTGGTAGTATCTTTAATTATACTAATTGAAATCTCAAAGCCGTTAATTTTTCCAACAGCTTCACGATAACTAGGATAATCCGAAACACTTCCATATGCAAGCGAATTTTTTACTTCATCAATTTCTTTTTGAAGTTCTATAACTAAATTTTCGTAGAGTGTCAAATATTTTTACCTTCTTTAATAAATTGCATTAAAAGATTTGCAACTGCTTTTGACTCCTCTAATTCATTAGCCTCCTGTGCCTTCATTAAGTCACCAATCAAGTCCATAGCTTTGAGAACACGTTTATTATTTCTGTCCTCTTCTTTCTGAGCATCTTTTAGTGCATCACTAGCACCAGCTTTTTGCGCATCAAGAATAATTTTTTGTTCTTTTAAATCAAGGTCACGCTGTTTAAGTGAAGCTTCAATTTGTTCTTTAGCAAGACCAGCTTGTAATTTATCTTGTTCAATACCAAGACGTTGTGCTTCAAGTTGTACCATTTGAGCTTCAGGTGTACCTGCTTGTCTTTGTTGTGCCATAGCCATACCTGCTTGCATAATTTGTTGCGCAGCTTGTGCTTGCATTGCAGCAACAGGGTCAGGCATTTGTGCTAACATAGCAGCAACCTGCGGGTCTTGCATTGCTTGCATTGTTAGACCTTCAATTTGTTCTTCATATTTTAACATTGCATGTTCTGATATATTAGCTTGTAATGCACCAGCAACTTTAGCAAATGCAGGATTTGTTTGTTGATTCATTGGGTCTTGTATGTAAGCACCCTTAACTTGCATATGCGCATCATGATTCTGTCCTTTAAACGCTTTAATAGGATTACCTTTATTAGCAGACTTAATATCTGATAGTGGGTCTTGTGGCTGTGCCTCCTCTTTATAAGGCATAAGTTTATCTACATCTGGTACATTTGCAGTTGTAAGAAGCATACGATTAATTGCTTCCATATCAAACATATCAGGAGGAGATTGTGCTGCAATCTGTTGTACCATTTGAATTAACAACATACGTTGAGCATTAGAAGGAATGTTAGGGTCAGATACTGGAACAATATCTACATCACCATTAAAGTCTCTTTTAAATACTTTTTCAAGACACCCCGGAAGTTTGTAAGGATATTCATTTGGTAAATACTCATAATCAACACGAGCAAGAATTTTAAACTCATCTCCTTGTGCCTTGTGTAGTCTTTTATGAATAGCACTAAAGAATTTACTTGAAGCCTCAAGTAGTGCCATAGTTGTACCAACAGGACCATAACCTTTACTATCTGCAATTACTTGTTCGGTGGAGTCTGCAAATTTTTGACCAGCCCCTGTAACAAAACTGAGCATGTTAAACAAAGTGCCAGAAGGCTCTTTAAAGGGAAGAGGAACAATAGCCTTAGATAAATCAACACCCGTAGCCTCGACCTCTTTAAACTCACCCGGAGCAATCGGGTCATTGTCACCCACGATTCGTACTCCTTTAGCTTTAAAGCCACCCGGTAGGTTAGCAAACTGCCCTGCGTCCAAAAGACTGCGCATAGCAGCAGTGGCAGACATAGTAAGATTGCCAAGGAAGTGAATAAGCCCCAGCCCATAGAAACCAAAACCAGGGACATACCTGTAATGGGTGAAGTGCATCTTCTTCTCATATCGTTCATCCTCTTCTTTCCAATTACGACGAATTGATAAAACGGCTCCAGTAGATTCTTCTACTGTTACAATATAAGGACATGCTCGTTTACCATCATGCATTTTGTCTTCAGGCATTTCAAGATAACAATGTTGTTCAAGTAATACATACTGTGGGTCATTATCTCCAGCAGGAGAAAGACCAAGAACAGTATCCATCTTTTCTGCCATACCTGATAATTGTGGAATACCTGCATTAGGTAATTCTACATCAGCATACATTCCAGAATCTATGCACCTAGCCATATCGACAGGGCTGCGATATATAACATGAGTATAACGGTCTGCTCTTCTAAGGTCAGTTGCAAAGTAAGATACATAAAACTGGTCAATAGGAACAAACTCAGAAACAGGACGACCAAGACTAGAATCATAATAAATTTTCTTAATTGAAGAACCAATCAAAGGTAGATGAAACAACATACGCTCAAACTCATCAAAGTATTCAGGCATCTGTGTTGTAACCTGATAGTTCATAAAGTTTTGAACACGATTAGCTTGTTGTTGTTTTTGTATTGTGGCATCACCTAAGACTTGTGCTTTCACTGGTCCTTTAGATGGAAATAATTCTTGTGATGCTTTAGATTGAAACTTAACTGCTGATTCAATTAGTAGTGGGTGTACAGCAGTAGCTGCTCCCTCAAATGGCTCAGTAGTATCTTCTAGTTTTAAACCAAGAAGGTCAAAACCCCTTTCAAACATAGACTCCCACTCAGCACGAGAATCTTTGTCTACTTCGTATCTATCAATAACACCTCGACCTATTTCTTGTAAAGTTTCTTCATCTAGTTTATCTACTAGGTTTTCATAAAACTCTGTTTCAATTTCAATCTCAACTTCTATCTCAGCACCTTCTGCTTGGAAGTCTACTTCAACCTCTCCTGTTTCAGGGTCAACCTGATAAGATACATTAGCAGACATAGGTTCTTCTGCTTTTATTTGTATTACATTATCAGTTGGTATTTGGTCGTATGGATTTTTTTCTGTAGCCATTATGCTTTCCTACGTTGTTTGGTTTTCTGTTTCATCTCATTTATATACTTTCTATAAACTGAAGCAGACTGTTTTTTACCAGCAACCTTTGCTCTCTGTTCCATTGCAATAGCAGCTTGTATTTTATGTGCGTGTGTTCTACCACTACGCTTTATCTTAGTAATACTAGACTTAGCATTAGCAGGTGTGTCAAACTTTAAACCACGAATAGTACCCTTTGGATTCTCATCAGTATACAGGTCAGAGTGTTTCTTACTCCCTGCAGGTTGTCCCTTCTTTCTTGGTATACGTGGTTTATTCATTATATAAATTATCGAATATTCTATTTGTATCTAGTGTGTAATCTAAATCACTTTTACTATAGTGTATGTGAGCAGAAGGTTTAAAGTCTGGTGCGCCTTCTCCTGTTTCAAACCAAGCAGGGTGTGTTACCCTTACTCGATTATTAGGCAATGCTACAATATTACCTGTCCATTCTCCTGCATCTAATAAACACATAACATGACTTTGTTTATGTTGTGCAGGGTCATCTGCTATTTCACTTTCTGTATAGTCAACAGTAAATAAATATTTAGCAGGATACATGTTACCATCTATCTTAGCTAACCACGGACAAGGTGTTGCTCTATCTAATACATACACCGCATGATGGTTTGAAGAACAGTCCCAAGGTTGAGCATTGTGAACATCCATAGGTTCAGGCCACTCGTCTAAAGGAATATCTCCTACCAGAGCCGTAATAGGCATCCTAGCCCACATAGCTCCACCGTGTACTGTATCGTCCTTTTCTCCTTCTGGTGCTATACCAGTAAAAATAACTTGAAAACTTAAACATCTATTTGGCATCGTTGTAACAGCGATTGCCATAGCATGTAAAAACTCTCCATGATAAGCTTCGTGGTTATGGGTATACTCACGACGCACCCAACATTTAAAATGCGGGATGTTGCTTTGCAGGTAAGCCATTAAGACTTAACCAGCTTGTACCCCTTTTTCTTAGCTTCAGCCCGTAGTTTTGCTACTGACATTCCTGAAGCTTTGCCTCCCTTACGCATCATTTTAGTTTTCATTTTACCACCAGCACGATAGCCTTTGCTTTTCATCTTGCCGCCAGCACGATAGCCCTTGCTTTTCTTTTTCATAACCATTTAATTTACTCCTGTTAATATAATCTATTATGAGGTGCGCCGCCTTTTTTCTTTTTAGCTTTAGAAACTTTACCGCCTTTTTTTAGTAACATAGAATCTTTTTTTCTTTGCGGTGCTTGTTGTTGCTGCATACGCTTTAGTTTTTCTTTTTTCTTTTTTTCTTTATCTTCTTTTATTTTACCTAAAGCTTTTCCTGCGGATATTATACCTAAAACCATTTTACTCTCCTATTAGTAAATTACGGATGCCCTTATTATAACACTAAGTCCTCCAGTATCCAACCCTCTTTTGTCTACGAGGATTATAATCATCTTCCCAGCTAGGGTCTTCAGGGTGTGTTACATTCCAACTATCCTTCATATAGTGTATTGCCATAGTCATTGCATCTACTTGGTCATCATGTGCGCCATTCGGAAAGGCCAAACACTCGTCGAATAAATCCTTCGCCCATTCTTTTCCTTTCGGGATATATAAGCGGCCCGACTCCATAATAGGCGTAGCGGCATAGACACGCGATACTTTGTCTCTATCCGGCAGGTAGTCCAGAACAGGTAGTCCTGCTTTGCGCATATCTTGTAGCAACGATTGACCAGAAGCTTTCTTCTCAATAATGCAGATATCTGGCTTATGTTTCTGGTAGAGAACCTGCGCCGTTCTGCGAAGGTCAGGATACTCGAAGCGGTCTTTGACATTCCCAAGAAGAATGAGGTTTGGTACGATGCTTTCGTATCCGTATTCGTCTTCTTCGACTTGGTGAAAGATGCCCCACGTTTGGATGACACTATAGTCTGCTGTCTTCCTCGTCGAGAAGGCTGTGTCATAAGTCTGGATAACAAGCTCGCATTGCGGTGGGTCTTCATACTCCCACCACTCAAACCACGTCTTCTTGATAATCCCACCTTCATCTGGTGACGGATTTTGCATGTACAAAGCGTCCCAATACCTAGACCCATTACTAGCCCGTATTTCTTGTTCATCTGTTTTTAATACCTCATCTGGTTTCCACTCAGGAAAATAACTACTACCTTCTTCTAAACCTAACAGGTCTGCAGCTGTCTCGTCAAGCCATGCTGGTATACTAATTACTTCCCATTTGTTTTCTGTTAATTCGTTTTCTTGTTTTAATAACCAACCACACAAATCATCATAGTGGTATCTTGTGTTAATAATAATAATAGAACCATTAGGCATTAAGCGTGTACGTAAACCACTAGGCCACCACTCTTTGATATATCTACGTCCTGCTTCTGAGAATGAATCTTCCTCAGACATAACATCATCTAGTAATGCTAGGTGCGCACCACGACCAGCAATCTGTGACCTAACACCTGCAGCATAGTAAGAACCATTGTGGTTAGTCTTCCATTTACCTGCAGCCTTCACATCACTTCGTAGAGACACACCCTTGAAGATACGTTGAAACTGTTCATCATTAACTATATCCCTAACACTACGCCCAAAGTCACTAGCTAATTGGTCACTGTGTGAGATAGACATAATCTCGTGATTACTAAAGTGTCCTATATACCATGATGGAAATAGTTTACTTGTTATTAAAGATTTACTAGAACGGGGTGGCAAGAATATCATTAACCTTTTTAAGTTACCCTCTGCTACCTTCTGTAGTCTATCACACAATAACTCTATGTGTCTACCCATCTTGAAGTCTGTTACAAGAGTTGGGGCTACAAGTCTAACGTAAGTTAAGAAGTCTTGTTTAGCTTTCTTCTGTATATATCTATTAAGTGTATTGTTGAAATTTACATGTGTAGTAAGAATGTCACTGTCTTGCATAAATAATACTCGTATTGCATAAATGATGTATGTAAGCCTATTGTGTGTCTAAAAAAAACATGCTAAAATATTCTTACTTTAATTTAAAGGGGAGCTTAATACAACACCCGCTAACATTATTCTATTATACTTACATTATCTTTTTTATACAAGTTATAATATTTATATATTAATAAGAACTTCGGCTACCCCGCCGGAGTTTTTTTTTTATTGTGAGAAAGCTCCTAATTTTATTCCGCTACTAACACCCCGTATTACAGTTTTTAAATGTAGAACTACTTTAGAAATATACTTTGTGAGAAAGCTCCTAAATTTACTCAATATATGGCAGGGGTATTTTATATATATGTATGCTCGTACGTTTTTGTGTGCGGGTATGTGTCATATGTGTCACAGATTTTCTGAAGAAAATGGGAAAGAATACTTTTTAGTGACAAAATTACAACAGTTTTTACAGTGATTTGATAAGTGTTGCGAATATAACACATAGAATATGTGATGAAATTACAACATTCACACTTTGTGTGTCTTAAATGCAACATCACCCCCTGTTTATAAAACAGACAGTATACCCCCTATCTACATATATTATTTAATAAATACAATGATTTATAAAATAATTTCATATATGTGTTGACATGTGTTGGAGAAAAAGTTTAATATAATAATAATTTATTTATTTATGAATAAATTATATATTATTATTAACATTGATGAGGAGTTGGTTATGAATTTTATGAAGTTATATGCTGGATTTATTTTGGTTATGTCAGTATGCACTATGTTGTTAGGAGCAACACATAATGACGTTGTCATTACCATGCTGTTATTGGTCATTGGCTTGTGTGCATTGTTCGGAGCATTTACAATGCTTCATGCTGCATCACTCAAGCGTAAGCATCCACCACTCACTGAAGGTGAGCAACGCAAGCTAGACAGTTTGCTAAAGCAACTTGACGAATTGAAACACGAGATTGAAAGCAAAAACGCTTAATAAAATAATAATTTATTTATTTATGAATAAATTATATATTTATATTAACTTGAGAGGAGTTAGTTATGGATACTACGAAAATCTACTTTGTAGAAGAACTTGAAAATTATATTGGTAATGGTGAAACAGCTTACGCTGTCTCTAGTGTATACGAAGGCACTGTGTCTATATGGGACGACAAAGACTTTGCCTATCAAATCTGTGAAGATTTGGAACTCAGCAACTAATACGGAGTATTAACATGTCTAACTACAATCTGCTATCTGTTGGCAATAATGCCAAGACTGTAAAGGGTGACGGCTCAGAGTACCTGACTGCTATCCTGTACCTAGCACCTGCCGATAACGTGGAAGGTGTTAACCTATGCCCAACTGCCGAACTTGCAGGATGCAAGAAAGCATGTCTATACACTGCAGGACGTGGCAAGATGTCCAATGTCCAAGCAGGACGTATCCGCAAGACTATCCTATGGCGAGACAATCGTGTTGCATTTTTGCAACAGTTAAGAGAGGATATTGCAAAGTTCCAGCGATACTGTGAGAAACGTGATATTCAACCAGTCGTAAGACTGAACGGCACATCAGACATCATGTGGGAAAATCATATAGATTTTGAGAATGAGTTTCCAGATGTTCAATTCTACGACTACACAAAGATAGTCAAACGTGTCTATAAGACACTCCCTAAAAACTATCACCTTACACTGTCATACAGTGAAGCCAACCCAAGATATGCTGATGAAGTACTGAGAGCATATAATGTTACAGGATGTAACATTGCTGTTGTCTTTAGACATCCTGCCTCAGAACTTGTGAACTGGAGAGGCTTGCCTGTGCTTGATGGAGACAAGGATGATTTACGCTTTCTGGATGCACCTAGACACATTGTAGCATTGTATGCTAAAGGTGAAGCCAAGAAAGACACAACAGGATTTGTATTACAAGGTAAACACATAAACCTTGAAGTAGCCTAATAATTTAATAAGTTATAAAGTTCTTACGAATAACTTATATAAATATATTAGTAAATGTAACCACAACGAATGGAGTTTTCAAATGGTTAAATTTAATTCACTTAACGATGGCACAAGAGGCTTTCGTTTTCGTATTGGTAACACAGAGGGTATTTGCCGCAAGCGTGGGCGTGAAAATGCTAGATGCTTGAACGGAAAACTATTCGGAATTACCAAAGGTAAGACTACCAATGGTGTTCACTTCGGCAAGTTTAGCTTGTACATTGAGAAGCGTAAACCAAAGCGTAGCTTCTGGAACTTAACAGCCGCCTAAACCTTTCGGCTTGACAAGCACCTAGGCATGTGTTAAAACTGCCTACATAATTACTTATGGAGTTTGATATGAACATGAATGTTAGGATGTCGCTTACAGTGATGCAAGACCAAGGTTATAGTTTCTCTATAACACAGGAGAGAAGCTATCCACATCTTGTGGAAGTGGCTTTGTTCGACACATCAGGATTCAATCCTCGCTTTGTGCCTTGCAAAGAGTGGTGTAACCTGTATGTAGGTGACGACTATGACGACGATGTAGTCCGTATGGTCAATGGTTTTGACGTATTGGACTTACTTGGAATGGCTAAAGCCTATGTATATGGAGTAGATTATGAGTGTGATGACACTTTCGACATACAGAATTGTATGTAAAAGAACCACGACTGAAATTTATGAGATAGAAGCTTTTGATGAAGAACAGGCAATGGATTATCTTTTGCTTGACGGGACGCTTAAACCTGTAGCAGGTAACAGGATACATCATCCACCTACTGTGAAAAAGATTAAGCACGATGGAGATTTAGTAAAGAAAGCGAGTAAGAAATGAGTAGAGATGCGGCATATCAATCACAGATTGAAGACGAATATGACGACCTTGTTATGAATATAGAGTTTGTATTTGACATTCTAAGAAATAGAATGGGTAACTTTGAAACTAACGCTGACCTTGATAGTGTTAAAGAAGTTAACGACTATGCTAGAAGCCTAGTGGAAGATACAGAAGAACTGATAAACTTTCTACAAGAAAGAGGATTTGTGAGTAATACATGAGTAGATTTTTTCAATATAACTCAGGCTATCAGGAAGAATACAATGATAGCTATGCTACCCAACCTAATTGGGAACTGGTCGAGGAAGTGCATAACGCATTGGCAATAGTAACAAATGCTGATACATGGATATATGATTGCGGTGATGTGTTCTACCTAGACGATGACGCAGAAGAACAGGTGCTAACAGAACAGCAACTAAAAGTTGTTAGTGTGTTATCAGGTGTTCAGATTGACTTGACAAAAGAATTTATCGTAGACTTTCTTTGCTTAGAATAGGAGTGTAAAATGAAAGTATTAAATGAACTTACCGATTGGGAAAATGTTGAGGTGTCAGTTAGTGTAACTGACCTAGTAGAACTTTTGCTTGCGTCTTATGAGGGGATAGACTTTGATTATCCTGATTCTGCTCGTAAGATTATGGGAGCGCAACACACTGCAAGAGAAGCTATTTTCGATTGCGGATATTGGGGCAAAGAGGAGTAATACCATGCCAGAAATGAAACAAAGACCTGTAATATATGGAGGCAACGTGTCTGGTCACGCTGTCGTAACTGTAGAGATACGATACGACTATGAACTGGACGAAGTGAGTGGACTAAATTTTTATGGAGAAATCGACGATACTGCAGAAGACCTTGAAGACCAGCTTAATGCTGAGATAGAGCAGTATCTAGCGCATGAGATAGAGTGTGCTATGGAAAGATTAGGCTATTGCTCTGGAGAACCAGAGGTTGTATGTGCTACAGGCACTGACATATTAGACTATGAAATCTCTGACCTAGAGATAGAAATGGAAGACGTAGAAGAGGATGACGATGCTTAAACAAAGAGAGTTGTGTGAAGACACAACAGTATGCTGGGCAAGCGGTCACTACCTGACCAATGAATTGCCTGACGATTGGCTGAACTGGACTGACGAGGAAATCTATGCGTTCATTGAAGAGCATGTGTGCGAGGACTATGAATACTTTGACCCAGCCCATTTGTTCGACATGATGACATTCCTAGCCCAAGATGCTTTGCATAACAGGGAGCGCATCAGATGAGACTACATAAATTTATTTATGACTCATGGAATACTGTGTTTGACCATAGGTTCAGCCCACTAAAGAATATTCCAGATGTATATGTAAGACACATGATACTACAAGTGCTTGCTTACATGTGGGTGATTGCCTTCTTTGTGGCAGTCGGTTCTTGGTCGGGCTTCCTGTGGTCAATGCTAGGACACATAGCCTTGCTGTGTGCCTTGGCAGTCACAGTAGCTACATACAAAGTTGCGGAGAAAAAACCGCAGATATTCATGGAGTGGGGATACAATCCACAACCTAACTTAGGCAGACGTATAGATGGAGAGCATGAATGACAGACACACTAAAACTAAGTGACTACGAACTAGGATACTTGACAGCGTTTAGTCATCAGAGTTACGATGATTGGTGTAACTATAACAGAGAGCCAGAGGACACATGGTATGGCATACAGGTAGGCGACAGAATGTTTGACCTGAACCTGTGGCGTGACGAGTCTGAGGACATTGTGTATTGCTCTGTATATGAGTGTTACAAGGCAGAAATAGACCACGACCATTGGACAGTTAACCCAGACCACAGATATTTTTTATGGAAAAGAGAGGACGCATAATTATGCAAGCAATATTGATTAACCCATTCGATAAGACTATCGAAGAAATAGAATACTCTGGAGATTGGAGAGACATATCTTCCTTGATAGAGTGTGACATGTTTACTGTTGCCTACTTTGATGACACTGATGACAGTGTATATGTAGACGACGAGGGACTGTATGTAGAGAACCAAGCGTTCTTCACAATCGGAGATTGCCCACAGCCACTAGCAGGGCGTGGTCTTCTGCTTGGCACAGATGAAGAAGGCGACAGTACAGATTGTAAGACTACGCTTGAGGAAGCTAAAGCTATGGTGCAGTTCTTAGGAACTAATCCTGCCAATGCTCCCGAAGCTGGCTTTACAGTTATAGGATTTGATTGGTAAAAGGAGAGAGACTATGCCAAACTGGTGTGAAAATTATTTAACAATTAAAACTGAAGACAAAGGCTACTTGCAGATGTTGTATAACAACCTGCGTAAAGATGAGCCAGAGTTTTTGCAGGTGCTAAGACCAGTTCCTGCAGGTGAAACAACTTGGTCTAACTGGACAGGTAAAGGCGAAGTAACCAAGACACTTGATGGCGAGTGGGATTGGGATTGGTGCGTCACCCACTGGGGAACTAAGTGGGACATACAGTGCCACGATGCGACTCTTGTTGATAACGTGCTAGAGTTGTCGTTTGATAGCGCATGGTCGCCGCCTGTTGAAGCATTGCAGTATGCTGCGGAGAGAAATAAATTTGAGTTCTCTTTGCTGTATCACGAGGGCGGCGTGATGTTTGTGGGACATGCAACTGAAGACAAGGATGATTGTCACAGCTACACCTACGAAAAACATCCTGAGAATGAAGTTCCAGACTATCTGCTGTATGAGTTTCCCTGTATCGAAGAAGACTACGAATACTACTTAGCTGAGAAAAAGGAGTTAGAAGATGCGTAAATACATAGTAACGATGACGATTTCACAATGGGTGGAAGCGCATGATGAAGATGATGCTGTCGAAGAAGCCAAACATTTATTTGAGTATGGTGATTTACACGACGCAGAAGTAGAAGTTGAGGAGGCAGAGGATGATAACCTTTGTGCGGCTATCGCCTAGAAAAAAATACCTAGCCAAGGGTGTCCTAGAATACGACATGTGGGTCGAGTTCGATGCCAGCGAGATACCTGCAGGGATGGACGAGTATGAGTATGCTCGTCACCTTGCAGACATGGGGAAGTGGCACGAAGAAGAGCCAGTGTCAGGTGATTTTCGTGTTACCTCAGTGGATAAAATCGAGGAGTAAAAAATGGTTGACATACCCTTCAGTATCTCTTATACTGAGATAGTAATCATGGTCGGTGTGTGGCTTAACGCATTGATTAACTTATACAATTTCACTAACAGAAAGAAGTGATATGACTAAAAACAGATACGAAGTAACTTTTGTAATCGAAACAGATGCAGAGGATGTCGGGCGATTGCCGTGGTATCCCATCATAGGTGATGATGTCATGCCTGTCGATTGGCTTGAATACATAAGAGTTCGACAGCTTGCAGACACGGAGATGAATCTAAAAGATTTAACACCCGAAGATAGCATCACTATGATTGACATGACATATCAGGCTACCAAAGAAGACAAGCCTGTTGATTACATCAAACTGGTGGTAGACAATGACAGACAAGATACCGAAGATAAACCCGATAGCAAAGACCCTGCGGAGTAATCGGTATGCCCCGAAGAAAGTCCACCCCAAAAAAGGAAAAGGCTCTTACGACAGGCAGAAAGAAAACAAGACAGATGCACATAGAGATGTGGATTGATGTGCCTGTTAGTGAGAACCCACATCCAGTCCATTGGAACTGGAAAGAAATATCAGGATACGAACCTGTATTTCAAGTGATACGTGATGTGCCTGAGAGTGAAAGGATTACAAAACATGGCAAACAAACACAAGAGAATGGCTAAGAAATGGCATGAAGATTGGATTGGCAGTGATTGGTATTACCAAACAAAAGGTAGCTACCACTACGCCACCAACAGCAAACAGAATATATTCTGGAGAAATAAAAGACTAGGTAAAGAGTGGGAACACGAGGAGATTTGGAACACATGAGCAACTTAGGAATGATAGTTTTTGTAACCATATTTATTATTATTTATTTAGTGGGGCAGGGATGATAGCAGAGGCATTAGTGTGTCTCGCACTGAACATCTACCACGAGGCAAGAAACCAGCCTACGCTAGGGCAGATAGCCGTGGCGCAGGTTGTTGTTAACAGAGTTAATGATAGCAGATACCCAAATAATATATGCGATGTTGTGTATCAGGGCTTGCATTATGAGAGTGGACATCCTATAATACATAAGTGTCAGTTCAGTTGGTATTGTGATGGCAAGTCTGACAAACCAGAGGACGAAGAAGCATACCAATACTCTATGAAGATAGCCAAGAATGTTATCATGGGCGATAGCTTTGGATACCTAGATGGTGCGACACATTATCACACGATAGATGTAGCCCCTTCATGGGCTTCTGGTAAGAAGTTTATCGTCAGAATAAATGACCATATTTTTTACAGGTGGGATTAAATGTTTGAGAAATCATCAGCCTTATTAATTATTTGCGAAGAAGAAAAAGACATACCAACTAGATTAGTTGCGGAAGCTTTTGTTCGCAGACCTGTGATAGCTGTAAGTGTTGCAGGTAACAGGACGCTACTGGTAGCTGACAATGGTGATGGTATGTCTATAAACGAGGAGGCAACACACGTATATAACGAGGGTAAATACAATGCTCTTGGATTTATATACGGCAATGCCTACTTGTTGGAAAGGAATATACAATGGGTTTAAAAATACTAAGGCGGTCTATGCTGACAGGAGAAATCTATGCCATGTTATTACCTGTTACATACGAGCAGTTAAAAAGATGGCAGTCTGGCACAGACCCAGAAGTTTGTTTTCCTGATTTAAGTTTTGAGGAGAAAAGGTTTATCGTTAGTGGCATCGTGCCACACGAGGACGCAGACATTGCTTCCTTTGAAAAAGAGTTTGACGATAACCTTATCGTTCACTAGTTATGGAAGACAGAATGAAAAATCTATGGGAGAAAGACAGGAAGGTTGTGTTCCGTGAGTTTTATCATCAATACTTGGATGAGGGATACAGCCACAAGGAAGCAAAGAAACTTGCTAAAGAAGAGGCAGATGAGTTATACGGCGAGGCTGTGGAGTTTGCCTTTGAGGTAGCAGATGCGGAGCATAACTATGACTAAACTAGAATTAAGTATATTGCAATCAGACGAAGTAACGCACGAGAATCTATGTAGATTGTGGGAAGCAATCAAAGATGACCTAGAAAACTTGGGTGATGATATAGAGGGCGACGACAGGGTAGCTAACCTACAACTACTACAGGCGATAGAGCATGTAGTGTATGGTGTGTATGGCACAGAACTCTTAGATGAAATCAAAGAGAAGTTTAACAAGCCGTTGCTAGACGCTGACCCTGATGAACGTCCGTGGTTCTATGACGGATTCGGATGTATGCGTAGCAAGAAAGACGGAAGTGTGTGGCATGATTAAAGACCCAGAGGAGCGTAAGATGCGTAAGAAAGCAATCAAGTTGCAGAATGAAACTACAAGTGGCTTCAAGAGGATGCCCTTCAAAGAGGCTATGAAAAAAATCAGAGAGACACAACAAGCCAAAAGAAATCCAACCGAAAACTTTACGAGGTATTAAATGACAAAGTATTTTTTCAAAGGCAAGGACGGAGTTAAGCCTCTGTCTGACGAAGGAACGCTGTCTGAATTTATGGACAGACGTAGCACTGTAGCTACAGCTATGGGCTTCAGTACAAAGGTTGTAAAGGATACGCTGCGTGTGTATCTAGGTGACGAGTTTGTAGGGGAATACATACCGCACTACCATAAGGCAGCAAAGAATGGCTAGGTCAGTCGAGTATATCAGACAGCGATACGAAATATTAACCAAACTTTTGGAGAAAGAATTTCCAGAAGAGGTTGACAATGACGAAAAAGCTGATACAATTAGGGCGAACCAAACAATGACGGAGAGATTAAATGCATTTAGACGAAATCAAAAGCAAACTGATTAGACATACTTCATGTGACAGGTGTGGTTCATCAGATGCTAATGCGTTATACGAAGATGGAAGTCAGTGGTGTTTCTCATGCGAGACTTACAGCCACCCCGACAAGGAAAGGAATAGTGTTGTGATACAACAACAGCCAAGACAAACACAGATGTTGTCGATAGGTATTACAGAGGCGTTGAGTGAGCGAAGTATCAGCGAAGATACTTGCCGCACCTATGGTGTTACCATTCAAAACAACAAACAGATTTATCCTTACTACGACCAGAGTGGTAAGCATGTAGCTAACAAGGTCAGACATCCTGACAAGAACTTCCATTCGGAAGGACAGCTACCACCTGCAGGATTGTTCGGACAACAACTGTTCCAACAGTCAGGGAAATACATTACGATTACCGAAGGCGAGATTGATGCCATGTCAGCATATGAAATGCTTGGAAGTCGATGGGCAGTGGTGTCTATCAAGAATGGCGCACAATCTGCAGTCAAGGATGTCAAGGCTCAGTTTGAATACCTCAATAGGTTTGAGAACATCGTATTGTGTTTTGATGCAGACGAGCATGGACAGAAGGCAGCAAATGCTGTAGCCCAAATCTTTGAGCCTAACAAGTGTCGCATCATGCACCTTGCTATGAAGGACGCTAACGAGTATCTGAAAGCTAACCAACGTGAACTATTTACTAAGGCGTGGTGGGAAGCCAAGCCATATACTCCTGCAGGTATTGTAAACCTCAAGGACTTTGAAGGTCTTTACGACAAGGACAACAGAGAGACTGTTCCATATCCTTACAAAGGATTGAATGACATGTTGTATGGCATGAGGACAGGTGAACTCGTTACCTTCACTGCAGGGACAGGAGCAGGTAAGTCTAGTATCATTCGTGAACTAGAACACCACCTACTAAACAGCACTGATTCCAACATTGGTATCATCAGTCTCGAAGAGAACATCAAGCAGACCATCTTCCACCTCATGTCTGTGCAAGCAAGCAAACGTCTATACATTGACGAGGTTCGGGATACAGTTCCAGAAGAACTGCTGCGAGAATATGAGAGGGCAACTGTAGGTACAGGGCGTGTGTTCGCCTTTGACCACTTTGGTTCTATCCAGACTGATGAGATACTGGCTCGTGTTCGTTACATGATTAAGGCACTTGACTGTCGCTACATTATCATTGACCACCTCTCTATACTTGTATCAGGTCTTGAAGGTGACGACGAGCGTAGGAACATCGACAAGATGATGACACAGCTACGTTCACTAGTCGAAGAGACACAGTGCTGTATGCTTCTTGTGTCACACTTGCGTCGTGCCAATGGTGACAAGGGACAGGAGCAGGGTGTGCAGATTAGTCTGTCCATGCTACGTGGCTCACACAGTATTGCACAGTTGAGTGATGCTGTGATTGCAATGGAGCGTGACCAACAGGCATCTGACCCTATCGTATCCAACACTACGACCATCCGTGTTCTGAAGAACAGGTATGCAGGTGAGACAGGTATTGGAACATACTTACTATACGATAGAGAGACAGGACGTATGACTGAGATTGACGACCCTAATGCAGAAGACTTTGAAACCATTGACGTAGAGGAGTATTTATAATGACACTAAAACCTGCGACAGCAGACAGAAAGAAGTTTGACCTTGACCTACAATACGGACAGGTTCGGGAAGACATCGTATCCGACATGCTTCAGAACAAAAAGATTGAAGTAAAATCTGAGCGAGGCATGTGGATGGATACAGGTAACATATGTATTGAGTATCAATGTTATGGTAGACCATCAGGTATTACTACAACAGAAGCCGACTACTGGTTTCATAACCTGTGCATCAACGAAGATATTTTTGCCACGCTTGTTTTTAAGGTTGACAATCTAAAGAAAATCATAGATAATCTTGACAGTAAACGAAGCGTATCAGGCGGCGACCACAACGCCTCTCGTATGTGGCTTCTGAATATACAGAAGTTATTCGCCAAAGATTTTTTGAAAGTGTACAAGGATGAAGCGACTAGTAGTTGATATTGAAACAGATAGTTTAGATGCAAAAGAAATCTTTTGTGTCGTAGCAAAGGATATAGATGATGGAAGAATTTATACATACAGTCCGACAAACATTCAACACTGTAAGGTTGTCATCGAAGAGGCTGATATTATTATTATGCACAACGGCGTTTCTTTTGATGCTCCTACTCTCAAGCGCATACTAGGTATTGATATACCGCTTGCAAAGATACGTGACACATTACTACTATCACAGATGGCTGACCCCATGCGTGAGAATGGTCACTCGCTAGATGCTTGGGGAACTAAGCTAGGATTTAATAAGATTGAGTTTAATAACTTTAGTGCATACTCAGACGAGATGTTAAAGTATTGCATACGAGATGTAGAACTTACAGAGAAAGTTTACAAGACACTTGTGCCTGAACTTAAAAAGTTTAGCGCACGTTCTATTAAACTAGAACACCAAATCAGGGCTATCATAGATAGACAAGAAGCTAACGGCTTCACACTTGATGAGCCGAAGGCTATGCAGTTGTTGTCTAAGTTGAAAGACGAATCTGAGAATATTAAGAATGACTTACAGGAAGTATTTAAACCTATAGTTGAACATAGATATTCTGAAAAGACAGGTAAAAAATTAAAGGATAAGGTTACTATATTTAATCCTGCGTCACGTAAACAGATTGCAGAACGCCTGATGGATTTAGGATGGAAGCCTGACAAACACACAGAAAAAGGACAGCCGATAGTTGCGGAAGATGTCCTTGAGAAACTAGACATACCAGAAGCAAAGTTAATTGCTAGGTATTTGTTGTTGGAGAAACGAGCATCACAGATTACCTCTTGGCTAAATGCTGTAGGGGAAGATGGTAAGGTGCATGGCAAGGTGTTAACATTACGCACTATTACAGGGCGAATGGCTCACACATCACCTAACATGGCACAAGTACCTGCTGTGTACTCACCATATGGAAAGGAATGTAGAGATGTCTGGACTAGTAGCAATGATTCTAATATTCTTTTGGGTAGCGATGCAAGCTCGTTAGAGTTGCGGATGCTTGCTCACTACATGAATGACAGAGACTTCACACGAGAGGTTGTAGAGGGTGATGTTCACACCGCCAACCAACGTGCGGCAGGACTACCAACTAGAGACAACGCAAAGACTTTTATATATGCGTTTATCTATGGGGCAGGTGCTGCAAAGATTGGACAGATTGTTAATGGCACAGCCAGAGATGGACAGACACTGATTAACAACTTCCTACATAATATGCCAGCGTTAAGGACGCTACGTCACAAGGTTGACAAGCTTGCCTCACGAGGGTATATAACAGGACTTGATGGACGCATACTACGTGTTCGCCAAGCCCACGCTGCAATGAACCTGTTATTGCAAGGTGCAGGTGCTATTGTGTGTAAAGAGTGGTTGAAATTTATTACAATCGAAGCCACGAAACGTAAGCTTAACTATAAACTTGTTGCAAGCATACATGATGAATACCAGTTTGATGTGTGTAAAGAACACGCAGAAGAACTAGGAACAGTCACAGGACTTGCAATGAAGCTTACAGAAAAATCTCTAGGTGTAAGATGCCCACTTGATAGTGAGTATAAGCTTGGTAAAACTTGGGCAGAGACACACTAGAAAAAAATGCTTGACTTATTATTTGAGTTGAGTTACTATAGTAGTTGTTGGCATGGTGCTGACAACATTGAATCCAAAACGGAGATAAAACGAAATGACAGTTATTACTGGTAAAGCATACTGGGCGCATGTCCAGAACCCTAACACATCATTTGAGCCTGAATACTCAATCGACATTTGTGTTGATGACAACAATCGTGCAGCTATTGAAGCTGATGGATTGACTATCAAGAACAAAGGCGACGAGCGTGGAGATTTTGTCCACATCCGTCAACGTGTCGCAAGGCGTGATGGCACACAGAATGATGCCCCTATAGTTGTAGACGCACAGAAGAATCCTACCGACAAACTCGTTGGTAATGGCAGCATTGTTAATGTTCTGTACTCTCCTTATTCTTGGGAGATGAACGGCAAGGCAGGTGTTACACCTATCCTGAAGAAAGTTCAGGTTGTTGACCTTGTATCTTATGGCGAGGACTTTGATGCGGTAGAAGGTTATACCGAAGCATCCTCTAATCATGTACCTAGTGACGAAGTTCCCTTCTAAATATTAGGTATCACGGGACAGAGTATCTGAGTTGGCTCTGAACGATAGCTACGAGGACGGGGATGCTATCACTTCTTAGGAGATTATTACATGTCAATATATACTTCAGGTGTTGCAGAATTAATTTCAGTGGGTGTGCTAGGATTTATTTTAGGCTACGGCTTTCCTCGTGCAGAATGGCTGAAAGAAATGCAAGCAAGATTTATTAACTTGATGCACAAATATTTTATTAGATAAGATGAATGATATACATACCATGATTCTTACCTGCGTTGTGTTATTTTTAATAGCACTCGTAGTTTATTGGGATAATATAAAATGACAAAGAATATAGATACCCTTATACCCGACATCTACAATATGCTAGAGCAGGGTGTGGATACAGACAATGCTGAGATGGATAAGTTCTTAGATGACTTTGCATCACAGGTGCGTGAAGCTGCGTCCATAATACTTCAAGAGGGAAAGCGTGAAGGTAAGACGAACTTACGCTTATCTCAAATCGGTAAACCAGACCGTCAAATATGGTACGGAGTAAAGGGTGTCGAAGGACAGCCTCTCAGTGGACAAACCAGAATTAAATTTTTAATGGGGCATCTACTAGAGGCTGTTCTAATTATGCTAACCAAAGCTGCAGGACATTCAGTCGAAGCTGAACAGGAAGAGGTTACAGTCGAAGGTGTGTTAGGACATCAGGACTGTATCATTGATGGTGTTCTTACAGACATAAAGTCTGCATCGTCTTTTGCCTTCAAAAAGTTTAGAGACAACAAACTTGCTGAAGATGACCCCTTTGGTTATATAGCACAGATTAGTGCATACGCTACACGCAGAGGCGACAAGGAAGCCGCCTTCTTTGCTATCGATAAGAACAGTGGGGAGTTAGCTATCACTAAGGTACATGATTTAGAAATGATAGACGCTAACGCTCGTGTCAATTATCTAAAAGGTATCATAGACACAGACACACCACCACCTAGATGTTACAATGACGTACCTGATGGTAAGTCAGGCAACCGCAAACTAACCACAGGCTGCACGTATTGTGGGTATAAGACAAGGTGTTGGGATAACCTACGTGCATTTAAGTATTCAAATGGTGTCCGTATATTAACACATGTAGCCAAGACCCCTGACGTAGAGGAGGTTGCAGTTGGCTAGGAAAAACTTCTATAATAGAAAATACAAAAACGGATACAAGTCAATCTCAGAATGTAAGGTAGCAGATATGCTAAACGATAATCGTGTGGTGTTCCAATACGAGCCTATGAAGATTGATTACGAGTGGAGAGAAGAAAAGAGTTACACGCCTGACTTTGTTCTTCCTAATGGGGTTATGTTAGAGGTAAAGGGCGTACTGTTTATTGAGCATAGAAAGAAACACCTGTTCATTAAACACCAGTATCCAGAACTAGATATTCGGTTTGTGTTCGACAACCCTAATAAGAAACTTAGAAAAAATGGGAAGATGACCCACGCCGATTGGTGTGAGCGTTACGGCTTTAGGTATTGCAAGTTATCTGATGGCATCCCAGAAGAATGGCTTGACAATCAATATGAAACCGACTAATATAAATGTAATTACAGACGAGTTTAGACCAGATGTATCATCGCCAGAGAAGTCTCTCTTCTTGTGTGTGATACTACAGGCGTTGCTTGATGCAACAAAACCTGAGTATGCAGGTGAGCCTAAAAATGTTATGATAGAACGTGACAGAGCAAAGGCTTGGTTCTTTGCATCGTATGGTACAACAGCGCAGGACTTTGAAGAAGTGTGCGACCATGCAGGGGTAGACCCCGAATACATGAGAGACTTTGCTTACAAAGTATTGAAATCAGGAGAGGTAGAATATGTCAGAAAGAGAATCAATGCAGTCCTCGGACATGGTAAATAACCCGACGCACTACAATGCAAAAGGTGTAGAGTGTATAGATGCTATCGAAGCGTCTATGTCTAAGGACGAGTTCAAGGGATACCTGAAGGGTAACGTGATGAAATATATGTGGCGTTACAACTACAAGGGTAAACCTGTGGAAGACTTGAAAAAAGCTGAGTGGTATTTGAAAAAGCTTATTGCTTCTGTAGAAGAGCCATGCTATAATTCGAGTTCTGTTTCGTCGATAGACGACAAAGATTATGTAGATATTGTGAGAGGAAAGATACCCCTATGGAAAAGAAAACAGTGAACACCGCCCTGCCAACAGATTACCAAACCTTTATTGCGACTTCACGCTACGCCCGATGGATGGAAGAAGAAGGACGCAGAGAAACATGGAGTGAAACAGTCCAAAGATTTATGGACAACATCGTTGAGTTTGTTGATATTGATAAGAAAGACAAACAAGATATACACGATGCTATCCTCACGCTACAGGTTATGCCTAGCATGAGAGCATTGATGACAGCAGGTGCAGCGTCAGACAGGGACAACACATGTGTATACAACTGTAGCTATCTACCTGTAGACCACCCTCGCTCTTTCGATGAGGCTATGTTCATCCTGTTGTGTGGTACAGGCGTAGGCTTCTCTGTCGAAAGACAGTCCATACAAAAGCTTCCCCTTGTGCCGGAGGACTTACAAGATGTTGAAGATGTTATTGTAGTGCAAGATAGTAAAGAAGGATGGGCTAGAGGATTACGAAAGCTTGTCTCTTTATTATACACAGGTGAGATACCTAAGTGGGATTTGTCTAAGATACGTCCCGCAGGAGCAAGGCTAAAAACATTTGGTGGCAGAGCCAGTGGTCCAGAGCCTCTCAACGATTTGTTTAACTTCACTGTTGCCAAGTTCAAGGGTGCGGCAGGACGTAAGCTTAACAGCGTAGAGTGTCACGACATCATGTGTAAGATAGGTGAGGTTGTAGTTGTCGGCGGTGTGCGTCGTAGTGCTATGATTAGTTTGTCCAATCTGTCTGATGATAGGATGCGCCACGCTAAGTCAGGACAGTGGTGGGAGAATGAGAAGCAACGTGCGTTAGCCAATAACTCTGTAGCCTACACAGAAAAGCCTGACATGGAAACATTCCTGCGTGAGTGGACTGCTCTCGTAGAGTCTAAGTCTGGTGAGCGTGGCATCTTCAGCCGTGATGCAGCAGACAAGCATGTGGCTCGTAACGAAAGACGCAAGACAGGATTGGAGTGGGGAACTAACCCATGCTCTGAGATTATTCTCAGACCTTATCAGTTCTGTAATCTTACTGAGGTTGTTGTCCGACCAACAGACACAGAAAAAACTTTAGCGAAGAAGATACGACTTGCTACCATATTAGGTACAATACAATCAACGTATACACACTTACCTTACTTGCGTCCTGTGTGGCGTAAGAATACCGAAGAAGAAAGGCTGTTGGGTGTAAGCCTGACAGGTATTATGGATAATGAAATTACATCTAAACCTACGAAAGAACTTCTTAACTCGCTTAGAAGTGTTGCTATACAAACAAACAGCGAAACTTCTGAGCGTCTTGGAATTAACCCATCTGCGGCAATCACCTGTGTCAAGCCTAGTGGCACTGTGTCGCAGCTTGTTGATAGTGCCTCTGGCATCCACGCTCGTCATAGTGACTATTATATTCGCACTGTCAGAGGTGATAACAAAGACCCTCTCACGAAGTTCCTAACTGATTCAGGCATACCTGCAGAGGCTTGCGTGATGAAGCCAGATAGCACAACAGTCTTTAGCTTCCCTGTTAAAGCACCTGATGGAGCAGTTACTCGTAATGACATGAGTGCTATAGAACAGCTTGAGTTGTGGAAGACGTATGCACTAAACTGGTGTGAACACAAACCATCTGTTACGATTACTGTGCGTGATGAAGAGTGGTTGAAGGTAGGCTCTTGGGTATACGATAACTTTGATATATGTTCAGGCGTATCGTTTCTACCACACAGTGACCACACCTATGCACAAGCTCCGTATCAGGACTGCAACGAAGAGACATACAAAGAAGCCTTGTCTAAGATGCCTGAGTCTATTGATTGGACAAAGCTTGCGTCCTACGAAGTAGAGGATAACACAGCAGGGTCACAGACGTTAGCGTGTTCTGGTGACTCTTGTGAGGTTGTGGATATTAATAGTTAAGGAGATTACATGTTACTAGAAGCACTTACAAAAAAACTAGAAGGTGACATTGCTGTTGCCAAAGCAAACATAAACGTATACTTAGACCAATCTGTTGGCATCGGAGAACACCCTGATATTATTGGGGCTATCGAAGGAGAGATTGAAAAGATTGCGTCTGCAGATGAGAAAATAAAAACTATAGAAAATTATTTTGGTTGACATACTAAATTAAATTTAGTATAATTATTGTGGTAGCTGGCTGTGCCTCCTTTCCTCTCTCTCTAGGTCAGCTACCGCTTTATTTTTTTTTAGGAGAACACAATGAAAACATGGACATTAACATTTACTACAGAAGAACTTAACGTTATTTTAGCAGGTCTGGGAGAGTTGCCAGCTAAAGTATCTATTGATGTTATTAAAAAAATACAAAGCGTAGCACAAACAACGACACCAGAAGATTTGGAATCTATAGATTTACCTGACGATGTTTAATAAAAAACCTACAATCTATATAGGTTATGACCCTCGTGACCATCAGGCTTACGAGGTTTTGATGTGTTCAATAAGAAAGTATTGCGATAAGTTTCCTATCGTACCTCTGATAGAACCTGCGCTGCGTCGTGCAGGACTATTCCGTAGAACTATTTTTGTTGATGAGAGTAATCCTCGACAGAAGATAGACTACTTTGACAGGAAGCCATTCAGCACTGACTTTACATTCACAAGATTTTTAGTACCTGCTTTAAATCAATACACAGGTCTTGCATTATTTATGGACTCTGATATGTTTGTACGTGCTGACATCGAACAAATCTTTGACCAGTATGGTAGCAGGAAAGAGTATGCAGTCTCTTGTGTTAAACACAAGTATACTCCTGATGTAGGTAAGAAGATGGATGGAGTTGTCCAGACACAATACCATAGAAAGAACTGGTCTAGCTTTATGTTATTTAATTGTGACCATGAAAAAACAAAAGAGCTTACTGTTGACGATGTTAACCTAAAGTCTGGTGGTTGGTTACATAGATTGTCTTGGCTACAAGACGATGAGATAGGCGATATACACGAAGAATGGAACTGGCTAGACGGACACAGCCCTGCAAACATAGAAGCAAAGAACGTACACTTCACCACAGGTGGTCCTTGGTTTGATAAATGGGAAGCTAAAAGAAAAATAGACGAGGAGTATTCCTTTGAATGGAAACTATTCCAAGATAAAATATATACAGAAAAATTAATGGAGTCACTTGGATGAGTAAATATACTTTTGTAACAGCTTTTAACAAAGAGCATTTTGATTTGTATGCAAAGCAAATGCTAGAGTCAGTTGTAGATAACTGGAATCCAGACGACTTTAGATTGGTTGTGTATTATGATGGCTTTGGTTCTGAGAAACCAGACGTACCAGAGGCAAGCTTTATTGAATACAGAGATTTAGACAAACTAAAAGCTAGACAAGATTTTATAACTCGTAACAAAGATAAGAATGGGCGTTACGCAGAAGCACCTTATAACTATCGAATGGATGCTATAAGATTCTGCCATAAAGTATATGCTTATACAGACTTAGCCTACGAACTTATAGACCAAGAATACTCAAGCTGGTTGGTTTGGTTAGACGCAGATACAATTACAACTACAAAATTTACAGCAGAAGATGCCGCTAAAATATTACCAGATGATAGTGATGTGGTTCACCTTGGACGTATTGATATTGACTACAGTGAAACAGGTTTTGTCGGATGGAATATGGGTATGCACAACGCAGTGTCTATGCTTGTAGATATTAGAGGTGCATATGATACCAACGAGGTGTTGGCTTATCGTGAATGGACAGACTCTTTTGTATTTGAACGCTTGTTAAATATTTACAAAGCACATGGAACTAAAACACACAACCTATCAGAAGGTGTTCGTGGACTAGCAGTCTTTGAAAACTCTGCTCTAAAAGATTACTTTATACATAACAAAGGAAATTTAAAATACGATAAGCCTAAGTTAGACACAGTATCTAAAGATATTCAAGGACCAAAAAGATATAAACAACTAGCAGATATAGTTCGTAGTTACAGTGAAGGACTGTCCTCTTTCTCTATTGTTGAGACAGGAACTTGGAATGGTGGCAGGGCTATTGAAATGGCTCTAGCTGCTTTCGAGAATGTAGATAGTGTACATTATCGTGGCTTTGATTTGTTTGAAGATGCTACAGAAGAAACAGATAGAATTGAGTTAAACATTAAACAGCATAACGCATACAATGCAGTTAGTAATAGGCTAAGAGAATTCTCTCAGAAGATGAAAGAGAACGGCAAGGGATTTACATTTACTCTATACAAAGGCGATACCAAAATTACTATGGACTCACATCAGTTTAATGATGTAGACCTTGCATATATTGATGGCGGTCATTCTTATGACACAGTGTCTAGTGACTACAAGTATCTTAGACAAGTACCTATAGTTGTGTTTGATGATTACTACAGCTTTCACGATGATGATAAAGAAGTTCCAGAGGAACACTCAGGTATTATTAAAACATTTGAAGAAGCTACAGAAAGAAACAAATATGTTTTACCTTCTAGCGACATGACAGCTTTTGGTTCTCATGTTCATCTAGCGGTGCTGCTTAAAAAAGAAGTAAAGGAATTACCACAACAACTAATTAGAACTCCAATAGTTGTTAAGCCTAAAGACTGCGTTCCTAGCGATTACATACGTGCTAATATAAAAGAAAACCTAGAGCTTATTAGTAACTATGATTTAGTAAAAAAATATAAACCTACAGACGAACATGTGGCTGTTGTGTCTGGAGGTGTAATAGATTTTAAAAATTTAAAACGTGTAAAGAAAAAGTATAATGCAAAAATATGGTGTGTTAAACACGCACTTCCTAAACTTATAGAGAAGGATATTATTCCTGATGCTTGTCTTGTCCTTGACCCTAGACCTATTGAAGGTATAAGTACACACGGTGTAAAAAGAACCGAACTGTTTGAAACAATACCAGAAGAAACTGTATTCTATATTGCATCAATGACAGACCCTTCTGTTACTCGTCACATTATGAGTAAGACAGATAAGATACGTGGCTTCCATGCTTTTACAAATGGTATTCGTGATGAATCAATTACAGATAAAGTAGTTATTGATAAAAAGTCTGGTATAAAAGACGGAGCAGTTTTAATATCTGGCGGCACGGCAGCAGCAACAAGAACAATAGGAATGCTGGATACTTTAGGGTATCATAATATTCACCTATTTGGTTTTGATTGTAGTATACCTAATGTAACAGAGGAACAAAAGGAATTGAAAGACGAGGCAGGTAATCCTAAATATATACATGTAGAAACAGGTGGTAAAAAATTCTTTACAACTGGTGAACTATTAGCACTTGCTCAAGACTTAGAAAAAATGTGGGAAGAACACGCACTACAATTAAACATTAGATATTATGGTAAAGACAGTTTAGTTGCTCAACTATGGGAACAATCTTTCTACAAAAATAAATATAGAACTTTTGCGGAGGAAGAATGCCAGAGTTAAAGGAGAAGCAAGAAAAGTTTTGTCAGCATTATGTTGTTAGTCGTAATGCTACTAAATCAGCAGAGGCAGCAGGATACAGTGAACGCTCTGCTTACAATCAAGGATACAACTTACTACAACGTGAGGATGTCAAGGAAAGAATTAAGGAGTTAGAAGGTGAGTTTACTACGGACGTTGATGTCATTGAGGAACTGGAGAAACAATATGAGGCAGCCAAGTCTCAGGGACACGGGCAGACTGCGCTTAAAGCACTTGAACTATTGTCAAGAGTTAGGGGTAATAACGCCGAAGATGAAAGCTCAGATGACATTGATTCTCTTGAAGGAGAGATACGAGGAGCAATGCAGGTTATCGGAAAAGAAAAGATTTACGAACTACTTATGGAAACCTTTCCAGAGGATTTTCAAGACGAGGAAATAGAAGATGAAGATTGAAATTATACTATTAGCTTTGTGTCTTGTACCTCTATGCTGGCTGTTATATGATGTACGTTCATTCAGAAAACAAATACAGGCATGGATTAATGAAGATAAAGACAAATAAGACTGCATTTGTAACAGGCATCACAGGACAAGATGGAGGCTACCTAGCAGAGCTTTTGCTTGATATGGGATATGATGTACACGCATTGAGAAGACGCTCTGCTGGGGCAAATATGAGGCGTATAGAGCATATTCTAAATCATCCTAACCTTTCCCTACATTATGGTGATTTGACAGACACAGGATGTCTTATGAAGCTGTTCGCAACCTATCAATTTGACGAGGTATATAACTTAGGCGCACAGTCACATGTCCGTGTATCGTTTGATATACCAGAATATACAGCCGATGTTGATGGTCTTGGTACTCTCAGGCTGTTAGAATGTATGCGTACACTAGACATGTTAGAGACAACACGATTCTATCAGGCATCTACTTCTGAACTATACGGCAAAGTACAAGAAGTTCCACAGACAGAGACAACACCATTCTATCCTCGCTCACCTTATGGCGTTGCTAAGTTGTTCTCTTACTGGACAGTTAGGAATTATCGTGAAGCCTATGGTCTACATGGTTCTAATGGTATATTATTTAACCACGAGTCACCTTGGCGTGGTGATGAGTTTGTTACACAAAAGATTGTTAAGGGCGTAGCAGATGTTATATCAGGAAAGAAAGATAAGATTAGTTTAGGTAACTTAGATGCTCAACGTGATTGGGGACATGCAAAAGATTATGTAGAAGGTATGTATAAAATGGTGCAGCATGAACATGGCGATGACTATGTATTAGCTACAGGTGAGATGCACTCTGTTCGTGAGTTAGTAGAACTATGTTTTAAAAAGATAGACTTTATAAATATACGTTGGGAAGGTGAAGGAGTTGATGAGAAAGGTTATGACCACTACGATAACCTTGTTGTAGATATTAACCCTGAGTTTTACAGACCATCAGAAGTTGACCAACTATTAGGCGATGCCTCAAAAGCAAAAAAGGTGCTTGGATGGAAACCCAAATACACCTTTGAGACTATGATTCAAGAAATGATTGATGCTGTTTAGTAAAAACCAAACCCACCGAAAAAACTACTAGCTGCGTTTACCATTGGATTTTTAATTGGTTCTGGTGCTTGGTATTGACCTGCAGTAAATGGAGTACCCATACTAAAGTTAGGCATTTGTCTATTCATAAAGTTGTAAGATATGCCTCCTAATCCACCATAAGGATTCATAAACATACCCATAGGACCATACCCCATAGGATTAAAAGGTTGTGCCATCATACCCATAGGTTGTTGATAAAAGCTAGGCATCTGTTGTCTAGGAGAAAACTCACCCTTACCTCGTGAAGGATTAAATGTAGCGGCTTCTTGAGGTGGTGGAGTAGGTTGAGCAACACTAGCCAACCCACTGCTGTCAGATTTAAACTGATTCCTGTATGCAACAGGGTCAAAAGAAGAAGACTCATTAGTCATTGTTCTAATAATTGACGGTGCTACACCTGCCTCATACAATGCACCTGCTGCTTTAGCAGACTCAGGCACATATGGTTCAGGTGCTTTAGAAAAAGATGTACTTAACCCACCCGTAGAACTAAAATCTGGAGTATATTGAACATTCTGTCCTGTTGAAATTGCTTGGTCAATTGCATTTTGAAGTGCAGGAGGCTTAACATTCTTTGTCATGCTCATTTGCTTTGCTTGTTCCGGTGTCATAACATTTGTTGATGCACCCATCATTGCTCTTCCCATTGTACCTACTCCTACTTTCTAAAAGCACCTATTGATTTAACACCAAAGCTTGCGCCGATTGATACAAGGATTCCCCAGCTTAACCACTCTGGACAATCCTCTCTTAAAAATCTAAAACCTTCTGCTATGTATGGCTGTGCTGGTGGATAGAAACATGCACATAGCATCCCGACGAAAAAAATCGTCCACAACTCGTCTTTCCACGAGTCTGCTGAAGCAGTCATAGCTTTCTCTTCCCAAGCTGATTCACTGGCTGCATGTTTAGCTGCGCCCTCTAGCTTTGCAAGCTCTAGTCTTTGCTTTGCTTCTGCTTTCTTTTGTCTACCTTCTAACCACGTACCAGCTAGTCCTGCGATTGGTCCTAGTAATCCTTGTAACATTATTCGTCTTCTCCTGTCTCCATCATTTGTGCAAGCTTGTAGGCTCTTCGTTTGACTTGGCTTGCCCATCTTGAGTCGAGCATTTCCATCGCTGCTTTTTTGTAGTCTCCATCTTCCAAAGCTCCCCACATATTTGAAAAGGCAGATAGACGAGGTATCCCAAGATTAAAAGCCATATCAAGAAGAACCCTAATGCGTACCTCACTAAGCCCCACAACAAAAGGAAACTTTCTAACAAGCTCTCGCTCAACAATCTCAATATCGTTCTTACATAGAAAACGGGCTTCGTCTTCAGTAATACCACGGTCATCAAGATTACGCCCAATTCCAATCGTGAGATGCCCAGCTGTACATCTGTAAGGTTTAAGTTCCAACCCTTCGTGATAGATGATAAGGTCAATTAGTTTCTCCTTGTTATACTCCATGTTAAATCCTTTATTCTGTAGGCATTAAAGAAAGACCTATCATGTCTCTTCTTAATTTTTCTAATGTTCTAAAATCTAAAGCTGGTCTAGTAACATCTAAGTAATCCCCAAAAGGTATAGGGTCAGGGCTAAATTTATTTTCATTAGCTTGATTTATTATTGCATAAGTTCCCTCGTCTTTAGGCATCCTCCTACCAGTAGTTAAACCATTATCAAATTCTTCGTAAAAATCTCTTTCCCCAAAAATTGTTCTATAATCTTGAATAATACTATTTAGACGTTGCATTGTTTCAAACTTTCTTTTCTGTGAATCGTAGTACATCATCGTAAGTTCATCAGGGTCATTTAGATTAGGGTCTTTCATTAAAGTGCTTCTAAATTTACCTATAGAATTTTTAGTTTCTTTAACAATAGGTGCTACATTAAAAGCTAGACCAGCAGTAATATCTAAGTAATCTCTTTTAAGACCCATTGCTGCTGGCATGTCTATTTCATATTCTTTGTAAGTAGCTCCAAATTTTTTAAGTGCTTCTCTACCTATGCCCTCTTGTTTAGCCTGACTTTCATAAAAATCATTTCTTCTTATAATATAATCTACAAATCCTGGTGTAAATGTTTTAGCAAGAGGTGCTAGTCTGTCTGCTAGTCCATCGTTTAACGCTCCTTCAACTAAGCTATCCCCATACTGACCGGGGGCAATCGCTGTAACTAAAGCTTCAGTAACCATAGAAGGTGCTAAGAAAGGACCAAACACTTGGTCAAGTGTACTTAGTGCTAACTTATCTGTTTCATATGCAATAGCATCATCATCCATAATACCATTAGCAATTAAAGCATGTGCTGTTTGTGCGCCTGTTTTTAAATAACTAAAAGGGTCAATCGGACCTAAATTAAAATACTTAACACCTAGATGATTATTTTTATCTTTAGTAATAGGAGATAAATAAATTTTATCTTGATTAAACTCCCAATCTTTACCTATATTTTCTAAAGCTTCTGCTTGGTCATCAGTTATACCATTAGCAATTCTTGATTTTTCTGAGAAGTATAATGGAGCATAACCCATAGTGGTAAAGCCAGCTAAACGCTTTGCCCCTTCTTTCATAAGAGTAGCATCACCACTGGCAAGGTCTTGCACACTATACTTAACTAAATTTTTAGTGACACGAGTCATTTCTGCAGGGAAAGCCATAAAGTCACCCACAGGCATAGCACGTAAATTTTTAAATGCTTTAGGAACTAAATTATAATTAGGCATCATGTCCCGTGTTCGTTGAGCAGCAGCATCTTTAATCACTTCAATAGGCTGGTCTTTATATTTAGGACTTTTCTTTAATGCAGCTAAAGTTTTTTCATAGTGAGCAATTTTAAAAATATCATCTTCAGCTTGATAAAGTTCGGTAACTTTTTTAGGTATGACTTTAGCTGCTCCTAATACTTTATTCTCATCTTTTGAAATACTAGACAACAAAGCTGCATCAGGGTCTTTGGCATATTTCTTTAAGTTATTCTTAATAACATTTTGTTGAACACCACTACCAATAATACCTAACTCAGTATACTCAGCAAGCCTTTCACCTAGTTCTTTATTAGTTTTATTTGCTAACATATTAAAAGTAGTGCTTAAACTTTTCATACCTCCTTTTCCTATAAAAGGAATCATACCATTAGCAGCCATAAGAATAGCGTTACCCATTATATTTCTACCATGTGTAGAAGGATTAGCAATTGTTTTCATTGCTTGAGATACACCTTTTGATTTAGCAAATGCTTGACCTAAAAAAGAATCAGACTGAATTACATTTAATCCCTCTTCAATAGCATTTTTATAAGCCTTAGTAGCATAAACATTTTCAAGAGGATTAGTTACTGACCCCGTCTTAGCCCCAAATATTTTAGATAATCTATTACTTCCTACTTGAGTAAGGTCAGACAAACCCTCAACAGTTTCATTACCAAACTTACTCTTTAGATGTTTAGCTGTACCTGCTAAGAACTTTTGTTCTGCAGTAATGCGTGATAAATTACCTACAGTTTTAACATAATTTTTAAAAGGGTCTTTAACCTCACCTAACAATGCCCTAATATTACCAGACTCTGTAAGAAGTTCGCTACGTTCTCGTCCACTTTTAACAGTAGTAAAGTTTCCAAACTTAGTAATGTTTTCTAAACTTTCAGCCATAGCATCATCAGACTCAGCACGTAACATTTTTCTAAGAGTTATAAGAGCTTCATCAGAAGACTGACCTGTCATTTTAACAATATCATTTAAGGCTGCACCAAACACTCCTTGTTCATCTTTACCATCCTTAACAAAAGATTTAAACTTTCCTAATATATCTTTTTTAAAAGAAGCATCATCAAAAAAATCATAACTACGTGTTACATAAGTTCCTAAACCTTTATCAATAGTAGCACCAAACTTACCTTTAATTCCACTTGAACGAGCCTCTTTACTTAAAGAATCAATGTTGTCACGCATTTCAGAAATAATTTCTTTTGTTTTAGGCTTTAAAGAGTTTAAGGCAGCAGTGTCTCCTTTAAGAGCTTTATCCATTATTTTGTTAGGAATACTTTTACCACCATACTCTTCACGAGCAACTCTGCCTAAATCAGCTGCTAAACCTTCAGCACGTATAATACCTGCTTCAGTCCCTTTTGAAACTTTAACTAAAAGAGAAAGCATAGTATCATCAGTTCCTAAACGTGAACTAAAGTAAGCACCTAAACTAGGTAGTTTATTTAAGTAAGGTAATTCTTTTACAGCCTCTTTTATAGGTTTAAATCCAGTAGATGCAGCAGCGGCTATAGGTTTTTTATAAGCTGCTGCTAAAGTAAACATTCCAAAAGGAACAGCAATCCCAAGATTACCTATAAAAGATTTAAGAAGAGCTTCGGCTTCGCTGTCATCAGGATTAACATACAATCTCTCAAGATACTCTGTAGATTCTGGGAACATATCTACTAGCATATTAACAATACCGTCTTCAGGTCTGTCTATAAGAGTAGTAGCTCCTGCCAGAGCAACACCTTTTTTTCCTGCTTCAGTTACTTTTTGTTTTGCCCTAGCTTTAGAAACAGCTTTTCGTCTAGCCTCTCTATTTAGGTTTTTATATTTTTGTGTTATTAAAGATTTACTTCCCGGCTTTGTAACTTTTTTAGCACTAGTCAAACCTCGAACAGTTTTTGCTGCAAAACCTGCTCCCTTAAGAAGTAAACCACCACCTGCAATATAAGAACCTATAGTACCTGTAATGTCTTCTGCTGCTCCTAAATAGCTATCACCATGATAAGGGTCAAATATTTCATTACCAAACTCTTGAAGTCTTTCAGGCAATAACTCAGCTACAGTTTCTCCTACATCTGACGCATATCCTCCAGTAACTAAATCTGCTAAAGTACCTACACCTTCACCAACCTCACCTACAAATCTACCTACTGTACGTATAGGAGCAGCAACAGGTGTAAAATCTCCTATAGCTCTAAAATCTGTTTCACCTGCTTTTTTAGCATCTTCAAATTTATAATAAGCGTCAGCATAATCTTGCAAGTCCATTCCTTTAGACTTTACAAAATCTTCCATATCATCTTGTGATGCAATATTACCAAGCTCTATTAAATCTTCAGCTTCTTTAAAGGCATCTTGAAATGTCTGTGACCTATAACTTACTACCATTTATAAACCTTTTACATTTTACGAAACAGGAGGTGGGATAAACTGACCTTGATTGCCTTGATTGCTACCAGCACCACCGCCACCACCAGTACCGCTGCCGCCACCAGTAACTACATTAGGCAATAAACCTTTTTTTCTCATCTCATCTCTAAGTTTTTGAGCTAATGCTTCAACGTAAGCTTGATTACGAGTATTATCATCTTTAATTTGAAGTGCGTCAATATCCTCTAATACATCTGTAGCAAGTTTACCTACTTTTATTCCTTCTTTTTCTAATTGATTTTGTGAGAAACTTTTGCCCATGCCTTGTGTTGCTAATTCAAGCGCACCTAACACAACTGTAGGACTTGCATCAGGAGCTTCTAAAACATCTGGTATTAAATCTTGAATACTACCAAGTGCAGTAATTTTTGTTAAAGCATTTTTAATACCTTGCGCTCTTTCTTCGGCAGGTAGTTTATTAATTTCAGCTTTAAGCGCAGCTATTTCTTTTTTAGATGTGCCTAAGTTTCTAATTAAATCATTATCAATTTCTGCAAGAGGTTTTGACATAATCTCAACACCTAATGCAGCTACATCAAAACCACCTTGTGAACGAGCAGCTTTTATCTGTTCTTGTATTTCTGCTTCTCTAGCTTCTTTATCGAATTTATCCTCACCAATAAGTTTAGCAAGTTCTGCATATGCTGCAAGACCTTGTTTCTGTGCTTCGGTTGTTCCTAATCCCCCGAAACGTTCACCTAAATCTTGAATAACAGTTTCATATGGCGATAATTGTGGAGGCTGTTGACCACCGGAAGGCGGTTGTTGACCACCGGAAGGCGGTTGTTGACCACTACCACCAGTTTGAACTAATCCAGAAGGAGGTAACTGAAACGGAGCAGGTTTTACTTTTTGTGAACCGGGTGAGGGGCGACCTCCAAATGAAGACGGAGGTTTAGCTAAGTTTTGACTTTCTGCTTGTAGTGTAGCATTAATTTTATCTAATTTATTTTTTAGCTGTATCGAACCCGCAGGGACTCTATTTCTTTTTGTACTGGCGTTTAATGTTTTTATTTCAGCCTCTAATTTTTTCTTTTCTTCTAATAGTGCTTGTATTTGACCGCCTGATAAAGCTTGGATAGCACCATTTAAACCTCTATTACCTATATTACCACCTTGATTAAAGAAACCAAGACCACGACCAAGACCAGCTGCAGTAGTAACACCACCCACGGCTTGTTGGAATCTTGAAGGTTGTGCTTGCATTCCTTGTATATAACCAGATGGAACACCAAAAGCCATACCAGCATATCTTTCTAGCTGCTGCATTGGGTATTCTCTAGCTTCTCTAAAATCACCATAAGCTACATCGGCACGTTCTTGTCCAAGACCACGTTGTGCCTCACCAACACCAGATAAATATCCAAGCTCACGATAACCTTGACCAAGAGCCTGTTGACCAAGTGAACCATATTGTCCAGACAACGCACCTAGTCCACCACCTAGTTGACCAAATTGTCCTGCAAGTGAACCATACTGCCCACCTAAACTACCAAAACCAGCACCAGCTTGACGTAGTTGTTCAGCCATGCTACCATAACCACCAACACCAAGTTGTTGTCTAGCACTAGCAAGTCCTGCAAGACCAGCACCAAGTTGTTGCTCTCTTGCTCTTTGTCTTTCAGCTTGAGTTAAACCTATCTGTTGTTGTTGTGCTGCAGTTTGTAATGCTTGTTGATAAGCAGCTTGTGACCCACGAGTTTGTATATCTGATAATCTTTTAGCTAAATCAGAAGCAGCTTGTGACTCAAGAATAGCTTGACGAGAACCACCAAATGCACCCATGCCAGCAGACTTAGCTGCGATAGCTTGTGCAGTTTGTAAAGCATCTTGTCTTGCTTGAGCTTTTTCAATATCAACTACAGCCTGTTGATATGGGTCCATATACTCTTGTATATCTTCACCTGTTAAAGCAAATCTACCTATCTCATCTCTGCCAATATCACGAGCAGCAGCACGTTGACGCAAACCAGACTCACCTAATAAACGACCAGCACCTGTAAGTTGCTCTTGTATACCAGAAATAGGACGTAAAGCTTCACCATACAAAGCTTCTTGTGTACCAAATAAACGAGGAGCTTCGGCTAATGCACCAGCTTGTTGACCAAGAGCTTGACCTGTTTGCCCAAGATAACTATAAGCTGGCGAATAATAAGCAGCAGAAGATGTAAGACCGGGGGCTGTTGCAGCAAGACCATATTGCCCAGCCATTTGTTGAATACCTTGTTGTGCAGCTAATTCTTGTGGTGTAAATCCTACAATACGCTCGCCCGGATATGCTTGATAAGGAGCATCTACTTGTCCTTTAGCACGACTAAGAACATCTCTAACATATGGTTGTAATGTAGGTGCAATATCCTGTTGTTTACTGCCGCCTCCACCGCCGCCACTATAACAAACATGAGAGTTAAGTTTTTTATTTAGAAACTTATCTTCTGTTTCTATTTCTAAACCTAACAAATCTTCAAAAGTATTTTTATTTTCTATTATAATCATAATATATTATTCCATTGTTATTGTAAACAGTGTCTGTTCATTGCAACCATATTTAGGCATTATTTTTTTCCAACCTTTTCTGCCCATAGCACTAATCTTATTACAGTTAAAGTTTTTTGCTATTTCTTTGTAGCAGTCTAACATATATTGATAGTCTACTTTCTTACCTTTCATTCCTGTTGTTATACACACATGTAAATAACAATTTAAATCAAAAGGTGTCACACATGTAATAAAAATAGAATTTAATTCATTATCTTCTAATACACAAAATAACTGCCACTGATTAGTTTTTAGTCTATGATATGTTCCAAAAATATTGTAGTCATTATCATCTACTTTATCTATAGCTTGTTGTATTAATACAGCGAATAAATCCCAATGCTTATCTATATCAGTATGTGGTATTTGAAAATATTCTTTTGCCATTAAGTAAGTCGGCTAAGTTCTTTAGCCCCATCAACCTGTTTGGGCTGTGCCTCCTTACCATATACTTTCTCTCTCAAAGCTAATCTAAATTCATCTAGTTTTTCTGCACCAGCATCAGAAGAACCATTGCCTAATGCTGCTACTGTAAATGCATCCATAACATATTCGTCAGGACTTAACATTGCTTGTTTAATTTGTGGGTCGCCCACAACTTCAAATGATACATTGTCTGACATACCATCACCTTCTGGTGCTTCTACCATTCCAGAAAACATTCCTGTATCACCACCTTGTGCCATATAAGTTGCAGGTACATCTCCCATACTTCCACCTTCAGCAGCCATGCCGCCAAACTGTGCAGGTATTTGTACAGGTGAATAGCTAAAGAACTGAGGTGTAGCACCTCCTTGTCTAATGTATCTATCTATATCTTCTTTAGAAGCTGTCTGTGTCATTTGTGTAGCTGGAACTGTAGTAGGTGGAGCAACACCTTTTGGACCAGCAGGAACATCAAACATTGCAGGTGATGTTGCGGCTGCAGCTAATCCTGTAGCAACACCTCTTTTTAATGCTTGGTTTGCAAAAGCTTCTTGACCAAGTTGTGTTGCTGCTGTTTCTGCTGCGCCTGTAAGCCCTGCATCTGTAATAGTTTTTGCTAATGCGTCAGAAGATGCATCACCTATAAGCCTAGAACCTGCTTGTTGACTAAGACCGCTTGCTCCCACATTTGCTGTACCAGCCCCTATTGCACCTTCTTTAACACCTGTTGTTACAGCACCTGAAGCAGCCTTATCTAAACCTCCTGTTAAACCAGCAGTTAATCCACTAGCAAGACCAGACATTAATATTTCTTCTCTATTACCACCAATTAAAGCTGTGCCAGTAGCAGCACCAGCACCAGCAGCAAGCGCACCTATTCCACCAGTTGTAGCAGCCCCTAAACCTGCACCACCTAAAGCAACAGGTACAGCAAATGGAGCAGCAACAGCAAGAAGAGCAGGAAGTAAGTCTTTAATTTTAAAAGCTTCTGGCAAACCAGTAACAGGATTCTGTGTTAAACCTCCCGGTCCTGCTAGTGCATCCAGTGTTTTAAGTTCCATAGGATTAACATGCACTAACGTATTATCACCCATACGTCCCTTCATAGCAGCTAATCCCATTAGCCCTGACATTGGTGCGTTCATATTTTGTCCATAAGCCATACTATTTTTCCTTGTTAATTATCTTATTATACAATATATTATTGAAATATACCAGCCCGTTAATTAAAATCTACCCAGCCTGTGCCGCTTACATACCCTCTATACTTACCAGCACTAGCTGCAAAAGCTACATCACCATTAGCAGGACGACCTATTTCACTTACAGATACTACTGTGTATATCTTTGTAGAAGGCTTTCCATCTACTTGTGCATCTCTTGTATCTAGTTCACGAGCAAGCTCATTACCCCAACTACGCAAACTATCATACAAATCTATAATACTTTTTGGTGTAAAGTATGTAGAAAATCTAGGATAGTTAGCCATCTATCTTTCTCCATCAGCTTGCATTGACATACGAACACCGCCCCAACGCCAGCCACCAGTATTAGTGCCAGATACTTTTACAGTTGCTGCCCTTCCTCTAGCTCTCATATTAACTTTGTTTGTATTTTGTCCTATAATAAATGGTCCTTTTTCTTTTTTAGTACCAGCAGGATAATCACGTACTGTTACAAATAAATTTACTTGTTGACCTGCATCAAATGTATAATCTGGTATAAGTTTATCTATAAACATAAGTTGTTTACCTGTGTCTAAATCAAACTCTGAAGACTCTAAGAATGATGTAAGCTCTTGTCCATCCCCTGTATAAACATTTTCAGGCTCATTACTCCATACATACATATCACCTGTAGCAGAAGTTTGACCTGTCATTAAAGTTGTTCTATATACATTTCTATCTTGGAATGTAGATGTAAAACCATCTTCAAATAATTTACCATAAACCCATGTACGTTCTTCTGTATTATAAATTACATACGCATTAGGCTCTGGACTAGCTGCCAAGGGATAGAGCCAAATGATTTCTTTAAATTCTGAATTAATACCTGCATAAACTTTCTCTTGGTTAGTTGTGTTAAAATCTTCAAATAGTTTTCTTCTTATTGTACAAGGCATTGTTTGAACACGACCATCATAAGCAAAGAAATTATTTTGCCCCATCCAATAAGACACACCATCATAATCAATAGCAGCATGTGGACCAATCAAACCACAGTTAGAACCTACCTGTGTAAAACTAAATATAAAAGGTGGACCAACAAATTGTTGAATATACATTGCATTGTCTGTCCATATGTTAATAGCATTCCTAGAACGAATAGCACCTACAATCTTAGCACCTTCAGTAAGAACAACCTCACCAGAAGTAGTATTAATAGATGGTGTCCAGTTTGCAAAGTCTTCTTGGTCAGACCAACGAACAACCATATTATCAATAGGTGCAGCAGCAGAAGCAGCAAAAGATTTAGTACCATAACATACTACATGTCTATCATTAGGTGATACAAGGAATGTATTAGCTGATGGAGAAGCGGTTACAACAACAGCCCTAGTTGGAATCACAGATAAACTAATATCAAGATGTAAAAGATTATCACCTCTACGTAAAGCAAGAAGGTCTTCACCCCAAGTATCTAGTGACCATTGATTTGCTAAAAATGTAATAGCAGATTCAGATGCAGGGTCATTCCATCCCCTTGCTCCACTAACAGAAACACCCGCATTAAAAACACCTGCCCCATAACCTAATCCTTGAATATCATCTGATTGTTGCGTATCTAAAAGAAAATTAATAGACCCTGTAGTACCTTGATTAGAACTTGCGCTTTCAGCGGTAACACTCACATCAACAAAAAAATGATTAGAGCCTTCTACACTTACAGCAGTTTTAGTTCCATTAATATTAATGTTACCGCCAAGACTTACATTAACATCAGTAAATAATATTCTATCATTAACAGATACAGAGTGAGCGTTAGAGCTAACTTTAACTAACGTGCTATTAGTAAATGTTTGAAAGTTACCATTAACACTAACTATAGATACAATAGGTGTTACATCATAAAAGGTTTCATTTTGAACAGTATACAGTTGTATGTTAGTTCCAAAAGCTTGATAAGGTCTTGAGTTATTATCTGTCCAAGTTAGTAAATCACGAGCAATACCATTAATATCTGTATCACTAAACTTTTGATATCCTCTAAGATTTTCTGGTCTGCCTTCCCGAAAACGTACACGATTACCGTCATACCATTTACCCTCTTCAGAGTATTGGGTAGACTCCCTATGAAAACCGGGAGCAAAATCTAATTTTATTAATTGTGATGTCATATTAATTATGATTAAACCAAATAGTTGTTGTCGTTATATTACCTTGAGTTCGTGTATTAGTTTCTTCTAATGTTGAATTAGGATACAAAGAATTATTATATATTCTTATTAACATATTATAAGCACTTAAATTTTTTACAACCTCTCCACCATATCCTAAACAAGATTGAGATGTTGTATATTCTTTTATAGCAGACCAGTAATCTACATCATACAACCAAGACTTACTTCCTTGGGAATCATTACCAAATAATGCTGGACCAATACTAAGTTTATTGTTGTCTTTATTTCCAGCTAAAACAGCTATATCTATGTTATCTTTTTGTACTTTAAATTTAATATCTAAAGAATTAATTAAAGAAAAAACAGTTTCTTTAGTATATCCTTTTTGGGCATATGGAAATGTTTCATTTTCAACAACAGTTTTACAATCTTCCCAAAGACTATCAAAAGCTAACTGAGTTATAAAATCTATGTTTTGAACAGTGTAAGTCATATTATGTAAAAGTTACTGTATCAACACTACCTGTAGAACTAAAGGGATTAGTTGATTGTGACCAACTCCATGATGTAAAAGGTTGTGGGTTTCCATTAGGAACATATTGGTATGATGCATCTGCTCTATTAAAACTATTACCATTAAAAGTCATTGTTGTGAAACCTGCATTTGTAAGGTTTCCATCAATAGAAAGACCAATAGTTTGAGTTGCAGAACCCCAAGATATACTTCGACAAATAGCACCACTTTTAAAATCTACTGTGTTATCACTTAAACTTCCGAAACTTCCTTCAGAAAAACCAGTTAAAGTATTAAATTTACCAGATAGAACACCTACAGTAAGGTTTGTTGTCCATACTGAATCAGCAGCACCGTAAAAATCTGTTATTTTTATTTGACCGCTAGTAGGTACACTAGAGTTAGTAGAAGAATTAGGAACAAGACTACCACCACGATAGTATTCACTTAAAGAATGTGGAGCAGAGCCGCCAAACTCACCCACTATATCATTGATACTTAATTGTCCTGAACTTGGTAAAGCCATTTAGCTATTTACCTTTCAATTCTTTTACTTCTTGTGCTAATTCATTTATTGCATTAATTAATACAGCTATAAGTTTTTCGTACTTAACAGCTTTGTATCCATTATAGTCACGGGTTTCAACAAGGTCAGGCAATACTCTTTCTACTTCTTGAGCTATCACACCAACATCATGTCCTGTATATACATCCTGCGCCTCTTCATCCCAATCAAATTCATAGCCAGTTAACTCACCAACAATATCTAAACTATTTTTAATAGGCTCAATATTATTTTTAAGTCTTTCGTCTGATGAATAAAATGCTACAACATCTCCTACACAACGAATAGTATTAGCTGTTGCACCTGATGTTTGACCAACCATTAAACCTTCAAAGTGAACATTACTATTATTATTTAGTGTTTGGTTTGCTGTATATGTTGTGTAGCCAGCACCATTAGTAAGCTGATTATTATTTGTAGGGATAGCTGCATTTACATTTGTTATTCTAGTATTTAATGTAGCAGATGTAGCTGCCCGTGTAACATTAGCATTGTTAATACTAGTAGCCATCGTTGCAGAAACTGTAGCAATAGCTGTATTAGAATTTGAAATACTTGTTGCCATAGTAGAAGACACTGTAGCAATAGCTGTACTATTAGCATTAATTTCTGTTTGAAGCGTAGCAGATGTACCAGCACTAGCAAACACAGTTGAGTCAGGTTCTTCCATAGTTGTAATGTTTGTACCGTCTGTAGCCAACATCATACTACGTCCTTGACCCACACCAGTAACAGCAGTACCACCTGCATTTTTAAACATTAGATTGTAATCACCTGATGTATCGTTTCTTACAAAATAAATTTTTTCTACTGCTGGCATTACTACTGTAACATCAGCATCAATAGCACCTATAAATTTTAAACCAAAATTACGAGATTGGTCAGTAGTACCATTAATACCTGTTAGAGAAACAGAGGTAGCAGCAGAAACATCTATTTGTTCAAACCCTGCAACAGCTTCATCTACAAGGTCAATAACATTGTTATTAAGTTTTAATCCCCAAGTGTTAGCGTTTTCACCATCAGCTTGTTTTTCTAATCTAATTCTTGTTGTATAACTACTCGGCATCTTCTTCTTTTCCTAATATTGTTCTAACTGTATTTGTTTCATAAATACGAATACAAACCCAAACTAACGACAAAAGAGCCGTAGCTTCTGGTATCCATGCCATAAATGCACTAATGGTTACACCACCAGCTGCAACATCGGCTACTTGTTTTGCTTCTTCTGTCATCATAATAGTTCCTTTATTTTAACATATAGTTAGTAGTTTTGCAATAATCACCAACCACTAGGTATACCACTAATTAACGGAGGTGTAATTTCATTTGTAATTGTGTTATCCAAAACAGTCTGTAATTCTTCTTCAGTCTTATCAAGGCCAGCCAGCACCCACGCAATCGCTTGGTCAGTTGTGATGCTGTCAAATGCAATGAATGAACCACTGTCTGCACTACCCAGACCAACTGCGCCATATAGTGTAGCAGAATAAGGATTGCCATCAGCATTGTTCTGGTCAGAGGTGGCTGTGTAACAATAGTGAATAGTCTTCACAACGTCAGACAAGTCGCCTTCAGTTACTTTGCGTTCTAGGACTGGAAAGTTCCAAGTATAAGTGTTAGCCATTGCTGTTCTCCATAGTTGCAATACGCTGTCTGAGAGATTGAATTTCTTTAACGAGCATCGGCACAAGACAAGCATAGTCCACACTCTTATAGTCACCTTCCTTGTCCGTATGCACTGCATGAGCAAACACAGGTTCTAACTCTTGTGCTACAAAACCATACTCCTGATGCTTGCCTGTTGACTTCCAATCAAACTGACGAACTTGCATAGCATCAATTTTAGCACCTGCATCATCAGAGTTTTCTATATTGTCTTTTAGACGTTCATCAGAACTTGTGGCTAAAGATGTGCTTGAATTGCTGTAATTAAGACCGCCAACATAAGAATCTGCGTGATAAAATAAAACGCCATTTATAGTACCAGAGTTTGTTTTATTAAAATAACATTGCGGTGCAGTATTTCCGTATACTGTAAATCCCGTACCTGCTGTTCCAAATGTAGTTTTGCCTATTGATAAAGCAGGTGATGTTGCAGAAAGACGCATTTTTTCTGTTGCAGAGCTTGCTCCTGTGGTAGCAAATGTCATTTCGGATGACCTTGTACTATCAATATTCCACGCATTAGATTTATTCATACCAATCCAACCAGCTATTCCAAAACTAGCCTCACCACCTCCGTCATCGCCAAATGCCCAGCCGATACGCTGTTCTATACTTGAGCTTGTATTTTCATGTTCCCAAATATTTAGAATGTTGTAGTGGGTGCTACCAATATCAGAGCGCACACCTAATTTATTTATTGAACCTGCAATATTTTCACCAAATGTCGTGCCAATGCCGACCTTGCCCCCAAAAGGATTCAAAGCTATATCATCTGCGCCATCTCCAGCACCATTACAAGATTGAATATATTGTTCTGCATCATTTGTCAGTGAGCCAAAGAATAGTGACGCTGATGCATCGTTTGAGCCTCTTATCTTAGCCGCCGCTTTTGTTGTGGATGTTAAAAGATTTGATGCACTTGAGGCATATCCCTGCGCTCCTTTGATTTCAAGAGGTACAGTCGGTCCTGATTCGTTAACCCCAACAAAACCATCAGAGCCTTGAACAAACAAAGCATTTGCATTG